GAAGCAAGTCTTCCAGGATCTTCTCTTGCAACACACCAGATTGATAATGATTTTCATGGAGTAACTGAGAGACATGCGTATAGAAGAATATTTGATGATAGACTTGATTTAACATTCTATGTTGATGCTAAAAATTATTTACCTATCAAGTTCTTTGAGGATTGGATATCATATATTACCAATGAGAATAAGAGGGATGCTAGATCTAATTCATATACTTATAGAATGAAATATCCAGACACATATACTGTCGCTGGATTGGAAGTAACTAAATTTGAAAAAGATTATGCCCAAGCATTAACTTATCAGTTTATTAAGAGTTATCCTATTCAGATAACATCAATGCCTGTATCCTATGATGGATCAGATCTATTGAAGTGTAGTGTTGCAATGACATATATTCGTTATGTAGTTGATAGTAGAGTAAGATCAGAAGGTGGTATAAAAAATCCTCTTCAGCAAGCACTATCCAATGCTGCTGGTAACTTTGTCGATTCAGCAGTAGATAGATTAACAGGTAATGATATGTTAGGAGATATTGCGGGAGGGATCACTAGAAATCTCTTCTAAATAAATACACTGACATTGTTATAGGATATTATGCCTTTACCAAAGATTGCGACCCCGACGTATGAGTTGGAACTACCTTCGACAGGAAAGAGTATTAAATACAGACCATTTCTAGTTAAAGAAGAAAAGGTTCTTGTAATTGCTCTTGAAAGTGAAGATACAAAACAGATTACTAATGCTATTAAAGCAGTATTGAAGAACTGTGTTCTTACAAAAGGAATTAAAGTAGAAACTCTTCCTACATTTGATATTGAATTCTTATTTCTAAACATCAGAGGTAAGTCTGTTGGAGAAGAGATAGAAGTTAATATTATTTGTCCTGATGATGAAGAAACGAATGTTCCTGTCTTCATTGATCTCGATTCTATTCAGGTTAATAAGGATGACGATCATACTAATCAGATTAAGTTAGATGATGATTTGATGATGGAGATGAAGTATCCATCTCTAGAACAATTCATTAAAAACAATTTTGATTTTGATGAAAAGAATGCAATGGATCAATCTTTTGATTTGATTGCTACTTGTATTGATAAAATTTATAATGAAGATGAGGTATGGGCAACTGCTGATTGTACCAAGAAAGAAGTAAAAGAATTTCTTGAGTCAATGAATTCATCACAGTTCAAAGAGATTGAAAAGTTCTTTGAGACTATGCCTAAATTGAAGCATACTATTGAAGTTACTAATCCTAATACTAAAGTTACAAGTGAAGTAGTGTTAGAAGGGTTAGCATCTTTTTTCGGGTAGCGATGGTGCATATGAGTTTGGAGAGTTACTTCAAACTTAATTTTGCTTTGATGCAGTACCATAAATATAGCTTAACAGAGATTGAAAATATGATGCCTTGGGAACGAGACATCTATGTGGGTCTTCTCCAACAACATCTTGAGGAAGAGGAACTAAAACGCAAACAGCAACAATCGAATGCCTAGCAGCAATAACCTAATACAATCTTTAAGAAGTGCTCATGACCCTCATTTTAAATTAGAGGGTAAAGTTGGTGGGCTTGAAAAAGGATTAGGTATAGAAGTTGCTAAATTGCATAAGACATTAAGTAAGTCCTTTGCAATGCAGAGGAAAACTTTGGCAAGAGTGCTTGGTCTTGAAGGTAGATTGAATGAGTTAGAAGCACAACAGGCAGCAGAGGAACAGGCACAAGAAGGTATAGATGAGATACTAGATGAGATACTTGGAGATGATAGTGAAGGCAAACCAAAGAAGAAGAAACCAGCAGCAAAGAAAAAAAAGAGACCTGCCAAACCTGTAGGTAAAAAGATACCAAAGAAGAAACCAGTAGCAAAGAAGAAAAAGATAAGTGCTAAAGACATAAAGAGAGGAACCTCTCAAGAAACTATTGGTGAAAGAATTGATAGGTTAGAACAAAATGCACAGGACAGTGCTGCAGGAGAAGAGCATCAAAAAACTACTCACTATCAAGAAACTACAAGTGGTCGTGATGCAGTTACTGGAGAAAATTTAAGTGGTGCAGAACAAAAGAGAAGATTTTTATTAAGAAAGAAAGGTATAAAGGTAGAGGATATTAAGAAAGGAACTTCTGTGCAAGGAGCAGAAAATGTTGCACCTAATAATGAAGTTACTGATCTTGCAAAACGTCAAGCAGCAGGAGATTTACCACAAGGAGTAACTGAACCACCTGCACAAGGAGAGGGTCAGCAGTCACAGTTGGAGGGAATAAAAGGTCCACTCAAATCGATTGCAGAATCTATTGATAGAATTAAAGACTCTTTAACTGGCCAGTCTAAAGTTCAGGAAGATGCAATAGAAGATGCAAGAAAATCTGATGAAGAGAAGGATGCAAAGAAAGCAGAGGGTGGACTTGAGAAGTTTTTAGGACCAGTTAAATCTGCTGGTGAGAAGATTCTTGCACCTGTCAAGAGTCTTTTTGGACAGATATGGGATTTCTTTCAGACTATATTCTTTGGAAGGATTGCATATAAATTATTTGATTGGTTTTCTGATCCTGCAAATACTGATAAGATTACTAGTATTTTTAAATTTATTGCTGATTGGTGGCCTGTATTACTAGCAGGTATCATGGCATTCTTGCCAGGATTATTGGGTCCAGCTGGATTGATATTGGGAACTATTGCTTTGTTGGCATGGGGTGTTCCTAAAATAATTAATGCAGTAAAATCGATCTTTGGATTTGGAAAAGATATTGATAAGGAATTAAAAACTGGTGGAGATAAATTAGATAGTGATATAAGTAAGGCAGGGAAGGATGCAGAGAAGAAATTAGAACCTGGAAAAGAAGACGAATCACCAGTAGGAGATCCATCAAAATCAGATACTCCTGCTGAATTGTCTGGTGTTCAGCAGAGTCAACAGGAGACTCAAGCATTAGCAGGTGGTGGACCTATTGAGCAGAGTGGAGAAGTAAGTGGTGAGAAAGGTAAGGATAAAGTTCCTGCTATGCTTACTGATGGTGAGTTTGTGATGAGTAAAGGTGCTGTTCAACAGTATGGTGCTGATACTCTTGCAGGAATGAATGCAGCAGCAGGTGGAACAAATAAACCTGAAGTAGTGAAAGGAGTTCCTCGGTTCTCTGGTGGTGGACCTGTAGGTGATATGCCTACAGAATCTAGTGGTGAAGGTGGTTGGTCAGTTGATGATATTACTGGTGAGAAAGTATTTGTTCCTGCTGGAGAATCAGCACCTGGTCATTCTGATAACGGTGGTGGTATATTTGGTGCTATTAAAGGTACTTTTGGTAGAGCAACTCAATTATTCAATCCTCAAATTGCGTTAGTAAAGAATCTGATTGGTGGGATTAGAGAGATGGTGACGAAGGGACATGAGACTATGCATGAAGCAATGGGTGCTGGAAAGATTGAAAAGCATCTAGGTAATCATGCAAAGGAAGACAAGAAGCATAAGTTAATACATAAACGTATCGTCAAAATTGCTAGACTTAGAGATAGGAAATCAAGTGCTTCTAAAGGTAAGGAGATACGTGATAAGATATTAAGTTTTGGTCGTAAGACATTAGGGGGTGGTCTTGATAAATTAACAGGTGATAAGTATGATTTTGATGGGAAGGGTCCATCAATTAAAAAGAATCCTAATAGAGATATTTCACCACCATCTAGTAAATTAGCAACAACTCCTGCTTCAGCACAAGTATCACAAAGTTCAGGTGATGGTGCAACTATAAGTAATGAACCAGCACCTGGTATTCCAAACTTTGACGCTTCAACTATGAGGTCGCAGAGTAAGATTAGAACACTAGGAGTATCGGTATAATATTATGTGGGCAGCATTAGGAAAAGCAGCAGTAGGTGCAGTTAAAGGAGGGGCAAAGAAGATTGCCACCGATAAGTTAATGAATAGGAAGAAGAAGACTGATGCAAGAAGAGCAGCAGCACAGAAGATGATGGGTGGAGAAGAAGGTGGTGAAGAGAAAGGAGGAGCACTTGTAGTCAGACCAAAAGCAGCATTAGTTCAGAGTCCTGCTGGTGCTATTGAAAAGTATACTGGTGGTGATCAGCAGTCGGGTGGAGGTGAAGATCTACAAGGACTTGTTCTACGTATAAAGACAAGTGTTATATCAGTAGAGAGTCTTCTAGGAAACTCTGTTGCATTGCAGAAGAAACAAATAGATGATGCAAGGAAAGCAAGAGAAGCAGCACAAGCAGGTCAAGCAGAAAAAGATTTAGAAAAGCAGAAACCAAAAGCAAAAGGTAAAGGTCCAAAGATAAAGATACCAGGTAAGGGTATCCTTTCTAGTATCATGGACTTTATTGTTAATATTGCATTTGGTTGGATAGCGGTGAGATTGGTTAAGTTTGGACCACAATTAGCAAAGATCCTTCCAGCAATAGGTATAGCCGCAGATTGGCTTGTTAATGGTGCGGTATTTATTATTACTGGTTTAGGAACACTTATTGATTGGGGATATAAGTTTGTTGAGATGGGAAGAGGGTTAGTTAATAATGTATTTGGAGAAGAGGGTGCGAAGAAGTTTGATACCTTTATGAATAGTTTAAAGAATCTTATTTCAGGATTCTTGGTATGGAAATTAATAGGTGAGAAGATATTTAAAGCATTAGTTCAGAATATAAAGAATACTTATAAGGTTATTAGAGGAGTTTTTGCAAAGGCAGGTAAGTTTCTTAACTGGATGACAGGTGGAAGAGCAGGTAATCTGGCAAAGAATGTATTGAGTAAAGGTAAGGGTGTTCTTACTAAAGTTGGGGGTGCAATTGGTAAAAAATTAGGACTAGGAGGAGTAAAAAAACTTGGTGGTAGTCTAATGAAGAAGGGGGCTGGTGGTCTTCTTAAAAGAGTTGGACTTAAAGTATTTGGTAAAGCATTTGTAAAGACTGCTAGTAAAATATTTGGTAGGATACCTATTGTTGGACCATTAATTGTTGGTATTGTTTCATTAGTATCGGGGGAACCAATAGGACAGGCACTCTTTAAAACAATAGGTGCTTCTGTTGGTGGTTTATTGGGAACCTTTATTCCTATTCCTGTTATCGGTACTCTTCTTGGGGAAGCAATAGGTGTTTTTGTTGGTGATTTACTTTATCATTTGATAGTTAAGAGAGATCCTAAAGCAGCATTCCAGATGCTTAAGGATACTTTAATGAAGATCTTTAGTGCAGGTAAGGCAATATTTAATTTCTTTAAGGATGGTTCTATTAGATTTATAGAAGACTTCCCAACAGTACCTGTTCCTGATATTAAACCAGGTGAAATACTTGCTAATTTTATAGACAAGATTCCTGGATATAAACAGATCATGAATATGCAGGTTCCTAATTGGAAGATTCTTCCTAAATGGATAAGAGGATTTTCTTTGAGGAAACTATTGGATGGTCTACCTTCTACTCAACAGTTCTTGGGAATGTTTGCTCAATTTATTCCTGGTCTTAATAAGTATGTTGAAGATGGAAAGTTAACAAGGATTCCTAATGTTGCACTTCTTACTCCTATGGGAGCTCCTTTCTTAATACCTCATCTTGGGAAGTCATTCTTACCAGGATTGTTTGGTGGTGATTCTGGAGGATCTCCTGATGATGCAAAAAAATTGGCTGGAAGTAGTGGATCTACACAAGAAGCTGTAAAGCAAGAAGATCCTTTAGAGAAAGAGAAGAGGAAACTTAGAGAAAAGAGTAAGAAATTGGATGAGAAAAGTAAGAAGTTAGATACCTTGTATAAGAAGAAACTTAATAACATGCAGATGGCATTAAGTGATTTTGTTATAGGTGTTGGTGAGGCAATGAAGATTGAGATAGCAGGTGAGGAAAAGAAAGAAGATAATGCACCTGTTATTAATAAGACAAATGATAATATGAACAATAAGATATCATCTGTAAGTAAAGAGGCAACTTATGAAGAGAATGCTCCTGAAATAGTAGAGGTTCCTATTGTAGTAAAAACTGGAGGAGTAAATCAAACTACTTCTACTGCACCTGTAGGAGAATCAGGTGGTGGAGGAGGAAATGATCCTTATGAAGTGCTTGACTTCCAAGGTTAAATAGTAATATGACAGAACCAATTACAACAAGACAAGCACTTCCTGCATTTATTGAAGGAGTTAATATTGCATCTAATTCAGACCAAGGGAAGACTGTTGATCTTTCAACGGGAGTTATTCGTCTGCAGTATTGGGAGAGTATACTACAAGATTCCGTAAGAGCAACTGTTATGTATGCTGATAGTGGAAATACTATTGATGAGAAGAGTGCTATTGATGGATTGCCTATTGTAGGGCAAGAGAAAGTTCAATTAACCTTTACTGATAATAATGAAGAGACTTTAGACTTAACACTGTATGTAAATAATGTGAAACCATTTTATGATGATTCTACAAAGTCTGCTGTTTTATTAGACATGGTTTCTAAAGAGTTTATTCTGAATCAAAAGGTTAGAGTATCAAAAAGATATGATGGAAAGGTATCTGAACATGTGAAATCTATACTCGAAGAGGTTCTTAAACTTAAAGATACTGAAGATGGCACGACTACTAAATCATTAGATATTGAAGAGACGCAAAATAATTATAATTTCTTTGGATTGAATAAGAAACCTTATTATATGTTGAACTATCTTTCTAAAGCATCTGTTCCTTCTACACAAAATTCAGAAGGTAATACTGCAGGTTACTTTTTTTATGAGACATCAGAGGGATATAAGTTTAAGTCTATTGATTCATTGTTAAGTCAAGAGAAAAAGAAATCTATTATCTATAATGAGACTCCTGATAGTGGAGGAGCAAATATCCCAGAAGGATATGATATGAAAGCATTGCAGTTTGAGAAAGAGAATGCTGTTAATGTTCAGAACAAATTAAGAATGGGTGCATATTCTACACGTACTGTTGTATTTGATCCATTCAATTCCAAGTATGAGGTATTGACTAAAGAAGCAAAGGAAGTTGAAGAGAAGGAAGGAATACAAACTGCAGGTGAGCGTTTACCTGTGTTTAATCCAGAGTTTGATCAAGAGGGAAAAGCAAAAGAATTTTCTAGAACAATGTATATGCTTTTAGATACTGGAAGTTTGCCTAGTGGAAAGGCAGGTGAAGGAGAACCAGTGAAAGCAAGTGAACAGCAATTAGAGAAATCCAAAGAACAAAACTTCCAAGCTCAAAGGATTCTGGCACAGTCTGTGATGAGATACAATCAGTTATTTGCTGCAATGAACACAATTACTATAGCAGGGGACTTTTCATTACATGCAGGAGATGCTATATTTGTAGATGCACCAGATTTACAGGCTGATACTAGTAATGATGAGGTAAATAAGGAAAGTGGGGGTCTATATATTATAGCGGATTTATGTCACTACGTTACCCCAAAAGAAACTTATACCAAATTAAATTTAGTAAGAGACACTTTTGGTCGCAAAGGTAAACCTACTTCTTAATACCTATTATGACTATCAAACACGATTTAGAACACGAGGTCTATATTGACCCTAAAGATGGTAAGGAGCATACTAATCATGGTATGCATGAATATACTAAAGAAGATTTGGAGAATGTCCATGCAGACTATGATGTTTATCATAAGGATGATGTGATAGATAATAATGAAGGTAAGATTAATGATTATCATACAAGACATGAGGATCAGCACTTAGAGATCTATTGTGATAATCATCCAGATGCAGCTGAATGTAAGGTATACGACGATTAACTTATGGAAGGAGGAGCATTATTTAATCCAGGATTTATAGGTGGAAGTTTTATTTGGTGGTTGGGACAGATCGCTGATAACTCTTCTTGGAGAGAGAATGAGCTGTCTGGTAAATTTGATAATGCTGAAGCAATTAAAGGATTTGGTAAGAGATATAAGGTAAGAATTATAGGTGTCCATGATAAAGAAGAGGAGACAATTCCTTCTGATCAACTTCCGTGGGCAAATATAATGTATCCTATCACTGCTGGTGGTGGGCAGGGAGGTTCATACCAAACTGCTAACCTCCGTCAGGGGATGTTTGTCTTTGGATTTTATATGGACGGACAGGACATGCAAGTGCCTGTCATCATGGGTGTATTGGGTAACAATGCACTAACAGAATTGAAGACAAAGATAGGAAATAGTGATAGTAATTTTTCAGGAACTAGTGGATTTAGTCAAGGTCAAGAAGATATAAAAGGACCAGCACAGTCTTTACCAATGGATGAAGGTAAAACTACTGTTAAACCAAAGGATGCTGATACTTCTAAAGAACAATCACTTTTATCAGGTAATGATAAGACTAATGATCAAGGATTACCTCTTAATAAACAAGCAACAAAGGAACAGCAAGCAGATTTAGAAAGTGCGAAGGCAGATATTGAATCAATGTCTGACACTGTAAAGGAAAAGGTGTTTGGTAATACTAGTCCTACAACAGCAGAGAAGAATGATTATATTAAAGGATTAGTTACGCAAGGAATGAAGAAGAGAGTTGATTTTGCAAACTCTCCTGGATCACCTGCAAAACCTGGTGCAACTCTTGAAGGCACTGGATCAATGATGCAGTTAGCTGCTGCTGATATAAAATTAGAGGATAAGTATAGAGAAAAAACTGTTCTAGTAGTTCCTGATAAAGTAGTTGAATCTGCAACGAAAGCAATACAAACTATAGGAGATAATTTAACTCGTAAGATTGAAAAGAATTTATCTGCTATGGGAAATTATTCTGATGCAGTTTCTGGTCCACCTCAAGATCTTGATAAGTTAGTTAAAGATTCTGCATGTCAAATGTCAAAGTATATGAAAGTTATTATGGATAAGATAATGGAGTATGGTAATAAGAAATTGAATGAGGAATTGACAGAGACTGTATCTGCAATGCCATCATGTATGAGATCAGAGGTGGGTGATATGATGAATATGATGGGTGAAAAAACTTTGGAAAAATACAATGGAATTACTGATAAGATATGTGGAAATATTGAGAGTGTATTGGCAGGAGCATTAAATTTAAAAGGAAAAGATGGTTTGATAGAGAAACAAAAAAAACAAGTTGCTGAAAATGTAGGACTTACAACTACTCAATCTTATAAAAATCCAGTTACAGGATCAATAGTAGAAAGAATAGTTCCTGTTGAGACAAAAAAAACACACCCTATTGTTCCAATGTGTTCTGCTGAAAGTATTATAGGAAGTGTTATTGCTGAAGTGAAAGGTGAGATTGCGGATGTAAATAATACAAATATTAATGGAGTAAGTCGTTATGTTGATGATGTAACTGCACAATTGGAAAGAATGGATGCAGAATTTAAAGAAAGAAGTGAAGATGCAACTAAAGATGGTGGTGTATTATCAATCACTGATGCAGAAGTATTGGATAATGTATTAGGAGGAACAAAATATAAGACTAATATTAATGTTGGAACTCAATGGAGAGATAGTACTATAGCAGATAGAAAAATTTCTGTTGGATTTACTACAGCACAAGTTGATGGTCAAGGACTAGTTGTTGATATTACTGTTCTTACTGGTGGACTTGGTGGAACTGGATCAGGATCTATTGATTTTACGTGGGTGGATCAAGGAACTGGATATCCTGCAACTGGTACAGGCCCCGCTAATGCAGTTAATTGTAATGGTGGATCAGGAACAGGTATGAAAGTTAATTTAGTAACAACTGGTGGGGAGATTACTAATATGTTTACTCATACAACAGGAACAGGATATAAGGAAGGAGAAGAGTTGACTATACAAGCTGGAAATTTTGATGCCAAGTTTACATTAGATGCTGTATGGGGTAAGATTCAAGAAGGAAGTATAAAGGTAAATAAAATGGGTGTGGGTTATGTTGTGGGGGATGTTTATACTGTGCTTGGTGGAAGTGGGGATGGTACTTTTACAATTGTTCAAGTTATAGATAAGGGTGATGTTAATTTAGATTCAGATTCAGAGTCAGGATCGGGAGCATCTAAACCACAATCATTGGGAGATATGATTCCTAAACTTTCTGGGTTGACTGGTAATCTTACCTCTGCACTTAACTTTAAAAATATAACAGGTAATATATTTCCATTTGAACTTCCTCCTAACCCATCTCCTGTTGATTTTGTAACACTTGCTAGTGGTGGAGAGTCGCAACCTGATAGTCAAATGCCTAATATGAGTAGTATTAGAAAGACTGTTGCTGAAAAAGCGAAGAAAGGTATAACTTCTAAAGAAGTTCCGTTCCTTACTCCCAAAGCAAAAAAAGTAATTGATTTGGTTGAAAAGAAAGTAAAATAGACTTAATAAATATTAATTATGGCAGATAGCACTCCTACATTTAATATCTTTGGTGATCCTACTAAAGATGATATAAAAGTCGGTTATATTTCTACCGATAGGGGATTTGTATCGGGAGTTGGTATTTGTGAGGCAAATGATTATGCCAAATTAAATCCAGGTACTGTTTTTATTTTTAAGAATCGAGAGGAGATAAAATATATTAATATAAATGATGTTAATAAATTAACAGTCAATGATTTAGATTTGAGTGAGACCTGTGAGGGTATTGAAATTGATAAGGAAAGTAGTTGCAATCCAACTGTTGAAACATTTGGTGGTGCTGGACTAGGTGTTCTAGCAAACCCTATTGTTGGAGAGGATGGATCTATTATTGCAGTTGATGTTGTTGAAGGAGGGTTTGGTTATCAATCTGAACCTACTGCAGTTATTAAGGATCCTTGTTCGATTGGTGCAGGTGCGGAATTAAGAGTTGAGATGGTCGAAAATGAAGCAGCAGTTGAATTAGAATATGATGATGAAGAAGACTTTGAAGAGTATGAGATTTGTAATGATAATAATAATGTAGGGTTTGGTAGAAGATATGATCCTAATGGTAAGGATATTGGAGAGTGGAATCCTGCTCTTTATTTGGATGATCGTACTCTTTCTTTTGATGAGCAACTTAAGAAGTATAGTGATTTTCTTTTAACTGCCCCAAATCCTTGGTGGACTACAAGAACTGAACCACCATTAAAAACAACAAGTGGTGGAAAAATTAGTCGAGCTAAGTATGATGTATATCATTGGGCATGGGGTGCAAAACCAGGAGAGAATGATCCAATTGATAACCTTTATATAAAATTATTTGGAAGAAGAGGTGAGCCAAGCGGGTTAGCTTATTGGAGGGATAGAATAGCTGCTGGTAGGAATCTTAATCAGATTGAAGATGAGATGAAGACGATGCCTGAATGGAAAGAGGTTTGTGAAGGTGAATGTAAACCTGTTATGCCAGATGTTACTTATCTTGCTGGTTCATATTGGGAGTATGATAAAAATAATTTTATGAATAAGTATGCGATTTCACCTGTTCCCATGTCAAATGTCAAGGGGTCTGATTTTGGTGGTCGAGAGCATTACTTTGAATGGGATGTAGATTTCCCTCATTCAGGTGATTATATCTTTAAATTTCAATGTGATAATCAAGGATCACTTTATATTGATGGTGAAAAGAAAGGAGACTATAAAATAGGATCTGGTGGAGCAGAAGGTAATGTTTTATCCCCACCAGAAACTGCTAAAGTAGGAATTACTACAGGATTGCATACTGTTAGGATTGATGTTAGTAATGGTGCTATGATGGAGAAGGTAGCAGAGCAACAGAAGTTAGATGCTCTAGCAACAAGTGATGAAGTTAAGTTTGATGTTCAAGTAGCAACTATGTATGGGGCAAGTGCAACTATTGAAGGATTGGATATTAGTTTTGCAAAGACTTATGGTATTGGTAAAGATATTTCTGAATCAGTTACTAAAAAAGTTGAGTATGGAAAAGTATATGATGTTAAAATAACTAGTGATAATATAAGAACTGAAAATTCTACATCTACAATAGGTGGTTCATATCCTTTGATATATACAAAATTAAAGACTGGATCTCTACGTAGAAAGAGTAATAGACGATTAGAATATGATGATAGTGTGGGTAATACTGGTTTTGATAGACAAACCAATGAATTTGCAGGTGCTTTGACGATTGACAATGTAACAGGAGGTACTGCTAAATTTTCTGCTGATGGTAGTAGTATTGAGGTGCAAGGAGATGAGGTAAAGGTTACTTTAACTTATAATTGGGATGATAATCCTCGAAGAAGTGGAAGAGTGCTTGAAAGTATTCAAATCAAAGATATTATTTGGAGACAGTTAAACTGGAGAGCAAGTGAGAATAGATGGGTTGTGGAGAGTATTGGTAGTCATACCTATACAGTAACTTTAGCAGGAAAATCTACATCAACAACATCTAAAACATTAGGTGGGGCAAATAATGGTGCAGTATTAAGATTGAAGGGTGCAAAGGTTCTTCAGATGGAAGACATTCCGAATGACATTTCTGCAGGTAGTGGTGGTACTGGTAATGAGTCTGATCTTTATAATGATGTTGTTATTGCTGTAGACCAAGGAAGATTTTTTGATATCAATGGATTAACATGTAAGTATACTTTAGGAGATAGACCTGCTGAAAGTGGTGTGTCTTCTACTGAAAGTGGTGGTAAAGTTACGACAATATTTAATACTGCGGAGTATATTGATAAGGCAAATAGAACTTTATGGAGAACCAATCCTGTTGTAGCTAAAGATGCTCCATTTACAAATAGATATGGAATAACACCATTAGATCCAAGTCTAACTTATACTGGTGCGGAGGAAGGAACCCATGAAATTAAATGGCACAATGTTAATTTCCCTGTAAGTGGAGAGTATGATATTGGAATTGGTGTAGATGATAATGTTACATTAAGAATTGGTGGGGATGTTAATATTAGTAAGATGGGATTTGCCATTCGTGGTGATGGAAGAACTTATACTGGAACAAGTTTGTATAGAAGGTTTATTAGAGCAGGTACTTATACTATTATAGCTGATCTAGAACAAGTACCTGGTGGAAAATACGGTGCTAGTGGGAAAAACCCAATGTCTCTTGCTATTAATATTGCCACTGTATTTACAGAGAAAGAAGTTCAATCAAAGAAATCTTGGAATCAGAATCCTTTTGGTGTTGCTCTAGCAATTGAGGCTCCTGATCCTCCTATTCCACAAGAACCTTTACCAATTCAAGAAGGAAGATGTCCTTCTAATCCTTTCTGGTCTACTCGTTTTCCTGCAGAAGAACAGTGGTATCCTTTCTCTGATCAGAGAAGGATGTATCGTTATGCAATGTCTCCTGTTAAACCTTATGGTGAAGAAGATAGTTCTGGTGGTGGACAAACTTATAGTAATACATGGAATATTGATGCTCCTTATGGTGGATTTTATAAGTTAAAAGTAGCTGCTGATGATAGTGCTGTAATTAAACTTGATGGTAATGAAGTCTTAAGAACAGTTGGTGTATCAACTCAATCAGAAAGTATGGTTGGTATTGATAGTGGTCCTCATGAAGTTACTGTTGAGGTAAGTAATGTTGGTCAGGAAACTTATGATTCAATAGATCAAAGAGTTTTTACTACTCAAGGATGGGCAGCAATTGGAACTCAAGTAGAGCAAGCATTGAATACTAATGAAGTTGTTTTTAAATTTGCTACTTCCACAATGTATGGTGCTTCAGCATCTATTCCAGAGTTGGATATGTCTATTGTGAAACCATATGGAATAGGTAAAGATGTATCAGAAACTTTTAGTAAAAAGGTTGAGTTTGATAAAGTATATGAGGTTAGAGTTACTAGTAATAGTGGTCAAAATAGCCAGAATGATGGTCGTTATACCTATGTTGAAGTTGGTGATCAAGGGGTATGGGGATTTGATGAAGATGATAATTTGTCTCCAAATCATCGACCTAGAAGGAGTTGGAAGTATGCAAACCTTGCAGGTAGGTTTGATTGGGATTATAAAAAACTAAACGCTCTCTCACATGGATGGGAGGTTCAACGTGACGATGGAAACTGGTATCCATCTCAATGGGAGGATCATGATTATGAAGGATGGACTTCTATACCACCTCCACCACCACCAAAAGGTGGTCGTAACCCTAAAGCAAAATTAAGAACCAATGGAGAAAATGTTCTTGAGATGGAGGATATCCCTAACACTGATGCAGGTGGAGGTGGTGTTGGTAAGTATTGGGATGATGTAATTATTTCTACAAGTCAAGGTAGATTCTTTGATATTAATGGGTTGACTGCAAAGTATGTTTTAGAGAAGGAAACTAAAACTGTTATGCAAGGTGGAACTGGTAGTGGAACAGTTAAAGATGGTGTTGTTTATGATGGTCCTGAATTATTCCATAAGAATTTTAGTGGATGGGGATCATTTATGAATAAGTCTAGTGTATGTCAGAACCCTACAGTAGCAAACACTCAAGTTGTTAATTACACTTGGAGTAATGTTGATTTCCCTGAAGATGGTATATATCAAGTTAAATTCCAGAATGATGCACATGCAACTCTTTATTTGGATGGTGAACCAATTGTAACAGGAAATTTTGACAATGAAGCAGGAGTATCTGCTCAAGATGAGTCTAACTGGAGTGGATCGGGTAAGTATAAAAATGTACCAGTAAATAAAGGGAAGCATACTCTTACTGTTGGACCTCCAAATCCTGATCTTATAGATACCCTTTTCAAACAACCTGCAGGATATAAATGGCATGAAAATCCAAGTGGATTTGCTATTGAGATTAGAAAGAAGATGAAGGTAGTAAGAAAAGGTTCTGATGGTAAACCAGTTACAAAATCTTGGAAAGAGAATCCAGTATTAGTTTCTGCACATCTTATACCACCTCCTTGTCCTAGAGTAGTTGAAGGTAAAGGTTCTGTAAAGACAATCATTCCTGTTGTGCCTGGATGTGGATATACTCCACCACCTACAGGAGGAGGAGATCCTCGTTATGATGTTATATTAGAACTGACTAACGTAATAATAGAAGATCCTGGTATAAACTATGATCCTGAAGATGAGGTAGTTATTACTGGTCGTCCTGGTGATCCTGTTATTCCTCCATTCAAACCAACACTTGGTCCTTTTGGTGCTATAATAGATATTCCTGTCCCTCCTACTGCTGGATTTACGGGATGGCCTGATATATCCATATCAACTTCTACTGGGATTGGAGTTGTCCCAACGCCTGTATTTACTCCTAGAAGAACTCCAGTAGATGTTGATCCTGATAGATTACTTCAGGTTACTGATCTTGTTGGACTTAAACAGACTGGATACTATGATGGTAAACCATACTACGGTGCTATCTTCTACAAAGAGGGTATTAAATATGCAGGATGGTATGAAACAGCTGGACAATTGGTTCAGGTATATGATACACTACAAGAAAGTATTGATGCACAGGTAACTACACCTGCATCTGCAATTCAGAGACAGGGTTCTGACATTAGCAGTAATGATCCTCGCCTTAATATTCCAGGCACACCCGACAACCTTACTTATTAGAGGTAATAATAAATGTCCGTAGAGAAGAGAGGTTTAATAGTAGAAAATGATAGGTTGTCTAAACCAAATTCTACTCCCAACCCCACTGATCAAGCAGTACAAAATTATACAGAGATAGGTCTTGGAAATGATAAAGGATCCATTAAGATGGGTCATATTCATAAGCAAGGTGATGTAACTGCTGGTGTTGGATTATATACTCCTGATGGAGAGCATCAATTAAGTTTAGATGTTGATGGTGGGAGAAAGGGATGGACAATAGCAACTGGTCCAGGTGCTTTTCAGGTAGAGTGTGGAAGCAGGATGAAGGAGACTGATAATAGTGTTATAATAACTGCTGTAAATGGAGACGTTTCTATTACAGCAACTAACGGTAAGATAAGATTGCAAGGAACTGATATTGAATTAACTGCTGTAGGTGAGGGTCAGACTAAAGGTAATATAAAATTGGAAGCTACTGAAAGTATTATCAATAATTCTAAAAAGTTTTTAGTCAATGCTAAATCACTATATAAAATTGCTAGTTCACAGCAAGCACAAGTTGTTGCTAATGGAACACTAGAATTATATGGAAATGTTATTAAAGGAGTTACTGCTGCTGTGCAAAAGAAAGATGTTAAATGTAGTGGATTTAGAAAAGTATTTAAAGATCAGAACCCTGATAAGAAATTTGCAAATCCATCTGCTCTTGCTGTGGAGAAGCAGTATCAACAAGATCTAATGGATCAATAGGAGGTAAACCCAATGAAATTAGATGATTTACAAGTAGGAGGTCAACTTTTAGTAGGAACTGGAGTTTATCGTGCTATTAAAGAAGGATCCGAACGGATCAATGGATCTGCAGCACTCGAAGGTCCAGTTGTTATAGGAGCACAGAATGATTTTGGGAAGAATACTGCCACATTAATGGTAGGTGAGACTACTAATGAGGATCCTGATTGTGAAAGTCCTAGAAAAAAATTAGGTATATCGGGTACTATTCCTACGGTAATACATGCTAAAGGTGGATTTTTCTTAGATGGTGATTTATTTGTTACTGGATCAGTTGATTGTGAGTCTACTGGTAGGTTAGAAGAAAGACATGAGGTAGCAGATGATTCTCCTAAGTTATTTGATATGAAGCATCCTTCTCCTGAAATGGAAGGACATAGACTTGCTCATGCTTGTATTGAGGGACCAGAAGTTGGTGTATATTATAGAGGTAGATTAAGAAATGAAAAAGAGATAATATTACCAGATTATTGGAAAGATTTGGTTCATATGAATAGTATTAGTGTTCAGTTACAACCTATTGGTGCTCATCAGGATATCATTGTAAAGAGATGGGATATAGAGAAGATTTATCTTCAGTCCAAGAGTGGCATCCCTATAGATTGTTTTTATCATGTGTATGCAGAGAGAAAGGATGTTAATGCTCTTGTGGTTGAGTATGAGGGTGAAACATATGAGGATAGACCTGATAGAGAGGGTAATGATCCCAAGTATGCTGATAATGTGAACACAAGGACACTTTGACAATCTGCTATAGTGTGCTATACTACATAAAGTAACCCACCCTTGACTCTATGGAAGATGAATACTTGACTAAATGTGTGGTGGATACATTGAAACGAACTTTTTATCTTTATTCTAGTGACGGAGATGAAAGAGTAGTGAAATGTGATACGGTAGATGAATTTATGAGTGTGTTAGATGTTGTAAGAAATACTGCACCTGATGATGTCGTATCCTATACAAATCCTCTCTGAGGGAAATTCGACTTTTAATTCCAAAAATGTCGGATAAAAATCCCACCAATTTTTTGCTCACGTTAGGTTTGGCAAGGATTTGTCTTATGATAAATAATCCATAACAAGAACTATAGTGTTAATAAGATGGGTCTCTCCAGATTAGATAATTTTCTAAAGTCGGCACGAGGAACTATTCTCTATGTCAATCCAAATGACTTGGATGCAACGGATAGTATTGAAAACCGTGGTAATTCACTGACTCGTCCATTTAAGACAATTCAAAGAGCATTAATTGAATCGGCAAGATTTTCATATCAGAAAGGATTGGATAATGACAGATTTGGTAAGACTACAATCTTGTTATACCCTGGAGATCATACTGTAGATAATAGACCTGGTTATATTCCTGATGGTTCAAATAATTATAGATTAAGAAATGGTCAGACAACTAATACTTTACCTCCTTTTGATTTAACTAGTAATTTTGATTTAGATTCATCTGATAATGAACTCTATAAGTTGAATAGTGTTTATGGTGGTGTTATCATCCCTAGAGGAACATCTCTTGTAGGTCTTGATTTAAGAAAAACGAAGATTAGACCAAAATATGTTCCAAATCCTGCAAATGATAATATTGGAAGAAGTGCATTATTCCGTGTAACTGGTGGTTGCTATTTTTGGCAATTTTCCATGTTTGATGCAAATCCAAATGGAAAGTGTTATGTTGATTATACAGCAAATGAGTTTGTTCCTAATTTTTCGCACCATAAGCTAACTACTTTTGAGTATGCTGATGGTGTAAATGGTGTCAATATCAATGATACCTTTATGACATTCTCTACAAGTCGTACTGACTTGGATATGTATTATGAGAAAGTTAGTCTTGTTTATGGACAGTCTTCTGGTCGTGCAATTGAACCAGATTACCCAAGTAGTGGTTTAGACATACAACCTAAAATTGACGAATATCGTATTGTAGGTTCTACAGGTAAATCTGTAGGAATTTCAAGTATTTGGTCAGGTGACGGTTCTACTGCTACAACTGCTATTACTGCTGTTCTTTCAGATGACACGTTTACAGGATTAGACGTAGATACTCCATTCCGTGTAGAAGGTGTTCCTGCTTCAGGTTATGATGGTAAGTTTGTTGTAGCAGAAAGACCTACTGATGATAGAGTAGTTTATAATATTCAGAATTCACCAGCAGTTGTTCATCCTGCTGTAACTGGTGCTACTTTAACTCTTTCTTCTGATACTGTTACATCATCTTCTCCATATATCTTCAACGTATCATTGAGATCTGTTTATGGTATGTGTGGTCTATTTGCTGATGGTAAGAAAGCAACTGGATTCAAGAGTATGGTTGTTGCCCAGTTTACTGGTATCGGTCTTCAGAAGGATGATAATGCTTTTGTTATCTACAACAACGACAGTCCTGCTACTGGTCAGTATGACGACAGCACACAACCAGGAAATGAGAATTTAAGCACTAATTCTAAGGCAATATACAAACCATCATATAGAAACTATCATATTAAGTGTTCTAATGATGCTGTTCTACAAATTGTTTCTGTATTTGCTATTGGATATGCAGAGCATTTCTTAGTAGAGAGTGGTGGTGATCAATCTATTACCAACTCTAACTCAAACTTCGGTGCTTCTGCTCTTAATGCGGTAGGATTTAAGGATAATGCATTCAAGCAAGACGACAAAGGATATATTACTCATATTATCCCACCAAAAGAGATTCCTCTTACAGAGAGCTCAGTAGAATTTGAGTCAATTGACGTTAACGTAACTGGTTCTGCTGTTGGTGTAGGTTCTACTTCACATCTATATCTTTACAGTCAAACTAATGAGGATGTTCCACCAGAGAATGTTATTGAAGGATATAGAGTTGGTGCAAAACCAAATGATACATTAAAATTTGTTAGTTCTACTAATGGCGTTCCTAGTGAGTATAGTGCTCGAATCGTAATGCCTGGTTCTGATACCAGTTACGAGAAATCATTTACTGTTAATAGAAGTGCTACAGGTATCAACAGCATAGGTCAATTTAGTGCTGGTGGATTCCAAAATGTTATAACTCTTACTGCTGATCATGACTTCTTAACTGGAGAATCAGTTCGTGTTATAAGTGATAGTGGACAACTTCCTGACGGAATTAACCCAAATAGCATTTATTATACTATTGTTGCTGGTTTAACAGAAAATACAAATATTAAACTTGCTAAAACTCTAAATGATGCAATTGATGGAACTGCATTACCTATTAATGATAAAGGTGGAGTTCTAACAGTTGTAAGTAGAGTATCTGATAAGAATTCTGGTGATATTGGACACCCAATTCAGTGGGATCCTACTCAATCACAGTGGTATACTAAAGTATCTGATACTGACAATACAATCTATGATAGAATTGTTGGACTTGGATCTACTTCTTTAGGTGCTGCTACTCCAAGAACATTTATTACAAGAAAGTCTGATACTAGAAATGCATTAGATACAATTTATCGTGCAAGATATGTAATTCCTGCTTCTTTAGGTGGTGGAGTTGCTAAACCACCAAGTGATGGATTCATTGTTCAGGAATCAAATACTTCTATCGGTGCAACTGATGGAGAAATCCAAACATACTTTGGTTCTGGATCTTTAACTAATGAGAATCAGCAGAGAAACTTTAGATTTATTTCGGGTGTTACTCAAAATGGATTTGATGTTACCGTAAAGACAGAACTTCCTCATGATTTATCAGTTGGATCTCAAGTTGAGTTGGTAAATGTTAGGAGTTCTTCTAATGCAACAGGTGTTGGTAATTCAGGTTTTAATGAAAATTATGTCGTTAATTCTATTAGCGATTCCAAAACATTTAGTGTTGGATTAACAACTGCTGCAGGATCATTCACTAATAATACTTCTGGAAGAAATACTGATCTTCCATACTTCAAGAGAAAGTCATATGAGAATACTTACTTTGTTTATAGACATCAAGAGTCTCAACCATATGTTACAGGTGAGCAAGATGGTGTTTACTACTTAACTTTATTAAACGCTTCTAACCGTCCAACTGTATCACCATTTACTAAAGAGAATTTCTCTCAACCAGTAAAAGAACTTTATCCTCAAGTTAGTAGGGATAATCCAGTTGCTGATCCAGCAGAAACAAAATCTTTTGCAAGAGCAGATTTAATTGGTGATGTTGTTGTTAGTGACGTTCAGAAGAGTGTTACTAAAGAAACATTAAACAAGTTTGTTAGTGATACAAACATTGGTGTTGGAATTACTAATATTCAATCTGCTACTGGAACTGCCCATACAATTACTACTGTAGTTGATCATGGATTAAACAGAATTACTGGTATCGCCACTGTTACTAGTGGTCAAGGATATGGAGATGGTTCGGGTTCAGGTGGATCTTACTACAATGCTCAATTAGTTGCAATTGGATCATCTGTTACAGGTAAGAATGCGACTGCAAAGATTAACATTGATGCAAATGGTTCTATTACCTCCCTTAAGATTATGGATGGTGGTAGTGCATATGGTATTGGTAATACTTTGGCTGTTACTGGTGTTGCAGTTACCACAGGGCATGAACAAGCAGTTATAAGAGTTGAAAGTGTTTATGATAATGTTGGAGATGTAATTAGAGTTGCTGGTGTATCTTCAGAGAAATATTCTGGATATAACGATCTTTATAAGATTACTGATGTTGCTGCTGGTGCTGCTACTAGTGTTACTGTAGAATCTGCTAATCCTGTTGCAAACTTCTCTACTACTGGTGTAGGTGCAGATTTAGCATCAAATGCATATGCTTATGAAACTGGTGAAGCACTACAGGTTCAATATTTCGATTATAATAATACAACTGGTGTTGGTATAGTTACTACAACCAATAATCATGGATTGAAAGTTGATCATCAAATTAGATTAGTTGGATTTACTAATGATGCTGTTAAGTTTAATGGAAGTTTTGTAATTACAGAGAATAAGAGTCTTACTTCATTCGCTGTTAATATTGGAGTTGGAACAGCAGCAGCAGTTACTGGATCACCATTTGTATATCGTGAAGGATATGCTGCAAACCAAGGTGTTATTACTCCTGATCATGAGAATCTAAATGGAAGAATGGTTCCAACATATGCTGGAATTACCACTACATTATCTCAAAATGTTGTTAATGCAACGATAGATGAGGTTGCCTTTGCTGGAGCAAATACACTTGACATCCAGATTGGTGATTACTTTATGATTGATAATGAGATTGTAAGGATTAAGCAGACAACAGCATGTGCTGCAGCACCATTAGTTCAGTCAAATAATATTAAGGTCTTCCGTGGAGTTCTTGGAACAAAACCAAAGGCACATGATTTAGGAAGTGTAGTAAGAAGAATTTCTGTCAATCCAATTGAATTAAGAAGACACTCAATTATCCGTGCTTCTGGTCATACATTTGAGTATGTTGGATATGGTCCAGGTAACTACTCAACTGCATTCCCTGATAAGCAAGATAGAAACCTTTCACTCAAGGAAGAGTTACTAGCACAGTCAACCAAGAGGTCTGGTGGTGTTAACTTCTACACTGGAATGAATGATAAGGGTGTATCATTCAATGGTAATAAGAAGATAAGTGCATTTACAGGAGAAGAGGAGATTATTGATACTCCTATTCAGACCGTAACTGGTGAGGATATTGGTGATCTTCCTGATCTTAACGTAACTAATGCAACTGAAGCATCTATTTCACGTTCTATTAAGGTTGAGGGTGGTCCTGATAATAAGGTCACATCAGAATTTAATGGTCCTATTATTCTGAATAATAAGTTAACATCTATATCTGATAAGGGTATTGAGGCACAAACACTTTATATTCAAGGTGATCAAACAATATCAAGGAAACATACGGTAACAGGAACTACACCAACATTGTCTGGTAATCCTGGTGATGTTCTTTACTATTCTGATCCTGTAGATGGTGGACATGTTGGTTGGGTTTATTCTGTAGATAATGACTGGAGAAGATTTGGCAATGTCAGTCTTTCTAAAGTCAATGACATCTATACCTATGATCAAGTTGGTATAGGAACTACTTCACCTGGAACTAATACTTTACAAGTTGGTTCTGGAACAACACTTGTTTCTGTTGATAATATAGGAATTAATGTTGGATCTGCATTAACAATTACTGCAGGTGGTGATGTTAAGTTTGATGCCAAGGTTTATGATAACAATGGATTATATGGAACAGCAGGTCAAGTCTTCCAGGCAACTGGTGCAGGTGTATCATGGGTTTCAAGTGGTGTTGTTCAAGGTTGGCAGAGAACTCATGCAAACAATGGAATTTATAATGCAGCACTAGACTTCGTAGGTATTGGAACTACAACACCAAGAGTTAATCTTGAGGTAGGTTCTATTGGATTTGCTGGCACTACATTATATGTTAATGGTGAAGCAAACTTTGTTGGTATTATTACTGCAAACAATGTATTTGTAAGTGGTATTCTAACTGCTAGATCTATAAACATACAAGATTCTGGTGGTGACATAACTACGGGTATTATTACTGCTACCAATATTAAAGTTGGAACTGGATTAACAACCTTACAATCTACTTCTCATGGTATAGGTATTGGAACTGCTTCTGCTAGAGCAATACTAGATATTGAGGGTCATACTAGATTTAAGACATACTCTGAAAGTGTAGGATCATTAGATGTTGTAGGTGGTGATGTTGCAGTTGATCTATCTGCTGCTCAAACATTTACATTTACTCCAAATGCTCCTGTAAATGCATTCAGACTTAATAACATACCTGATGGTTCTTCATCATTCACTATTAAGGTGTTACAAGGTTCTAGTTTCTTCACGGTAGGTATTAATAGTATGCACGTCGGTGCGGGTGCTACATGTGACATGAAGTGGCCAGGTGGTGTTATACCTGTCGTTACCCAAAATGCAAATGCAACTGATATCTATTCATTTAAGATATTTGATGGTGCAGCACTAAAAGCGAATCCTACTGATAATACTATATTCGGTGTCGTTGGTGGTCAGAACTACAGCTAATAACTAATGAGAAATTTACATCTCCATTATCCTTGGAAGTCAAGATTAGATCTTAATGGTCCATACTTGTCTTACGTAGAGCAACCTGTCAGTGTCACAGGTATAGGAACAATTGCAGGAGGAACTCAAGGTGATACGGTTTCCTTTAGTGGTATAGGAACGGTTACTTTTAACCCAAGTGGTATTCTTGATCCAGGTCAAGTTCCTGCTATAGCAGTTATAGATGAAAATGATGGTGTTCCATTATCAATTACTAATACAGATTGGCAAAATTTTAGAGCAAAATGGCCAGAAAGACCATTCTATGTTTTACACGTATCAGAGAATAATGGAACTACTGGACCTTGGGTAGGTTTATCAGTTCCAAGTGGTGTCCAAGAAGGATTTACAGTAATAGAAGTCAATAGAGATACTGGTAATGCTGCATGGCAGTCTGATTGGTATAATCAGGTTGGATTGTCAACTCTTCCAAGAGGATCAATGGTTACTCTTTGGATAGACAGTTCAGGTAGTATGTATGAGTCTGATGTTGCAGCATCACTGCAATTATTTGAAAAGAATTGTCAGGAAGGAGATTTAACTATCAATAGGAAGGATGGTGAATTTCCTGGAATGTATGGAGGAGAAGCATATATTTACCCATTTATTGATAACCTTGTAATGCCTGACCCTGTGAATAGGGGTATTCTTGTTTATAAATGGTATGAGTATTTTACAAGTGGAGTAATTGCATTAAATGATGGTGGAAGGATATCTGGATCAGGAACTACAACTCTTACCGTTTCTAATTTACAATCACCAGGAGATGATGGTAGACAGTTCTATTTGACTGTAGATTATGATCCTACTAGTGCAACAGGTATTGGATTCTCTACTGGTAATGCTGTTAATGAACCTTTAACTTCTAATATAGTAACTTTAACAACTCAACCTCTTATTGAGATTACAACTCAACCACCTGCTTTAACAACAACTTTCCAGAATGTTGCTGCAACTATTGCTATTGAAGCAGGTTTAAGTGATGTTAGGTTTACTGACGATACGCAATATCAATGGCAGTTGGATGGACAGAATGTTTCTGATGGAGTCATAATAAAACAATCTACATCAGGAACTCAAGTTAATACAGTTGTTGCTGGATCAACTACTAAAACATTAAGTTTAACAAGTGATAATCCTGATATTGCGTATGGTGCAAGATGTGTTGTATCATCTGCAACTGCTTCTAATTCACCTGTAATTTCTGATACATCAATTTATGAGGTTCAAGATACTGCTGATTTTAATAATATTAATATGGAATCTATTCCGAATGGATTGACAACTGCAACTTTAGCTAATTTTAATCTTAATAATGGAGAGATTACTCTGAATGCAGCAACTTCTTCTACTTCTTCTGATTCCTTCCTTCATTCTTTATATGCTCCTGATAAGGATGTTAATATTGAGATGGATCTTTATGGAGGTAAAGGAACTGATATAAGTTCTACTGATGTTGGTGGTGATGGTGGATATTCTAGAATAAGATTTACAATGAAACAAAATGAGGAATATGTGATTGCAGGACTTACTGAAGCAGTTAAGACACCTTTTGTTTATCATAAAGCTTCTTTAATTGCCTGTGTAGGTGGTGGTGGAAATGCTGGAACAGGTGGTAATGGTGGTTCTGGGGGAGGTATAGGAGTTCCTGGTTCAACAGGTCTAGGTGCTGCTGCTGGTACAGGTGCTCATACTATTATTGCAGGTAATTTACCATCAGACGGTACTTTTGGATCTTCATTTCAATCTCCTACATTATATACAGGTGATACTCAAGCATCGGGAAGTAATGGAGGAAGTTCTATTAAGTGTACGAAAGGAGTTTATTGGGCTCAGCAAGGTAGTGCTCCATGTGTTGATGTAGCAGTTTCGGGTAAGTTTAGAATATCAAATGGAACAGAAATAACAAATACAGCAACTATTGAGAGGGGGTATAAAGCAGGATATAATATAATTCAGACTTCTGGTGTTGGTCAAAATAATGGTGGTAATGGTGGTAATGGAGTAGTTGGAGGAGATGGTGGAGGATTTAATAGTGGAGGTGGTGGAGCAAGTGGATATACTGATGGATCTGTTACTGTAGTATCTACTCAACAGGGTGGAAGCACAGGAAATGCTAAAGTTGTTATCAGAGTTGTAACTTAGCTAAATAAAGTATAATACTAAAGGGTGGAGAGTGAAACCCGATGGCGGTCAATAAGAATTTTGTAGTCAAAAATGGACTAGAGGTTAATGATAACCTTTTAGTAGCAGATACCAATAGCCAAAAGGTTGGTATTGGAACGTCTGTATCCAGTTATACTCTCCACGTCCTCGGTGGTATAGGAGCAACCGAATCCTATGTCACTGGGGTCGGAACGTTTTTAAGTGATGTTTATATTGGTGGTAACTTAAATGTTACTGGTGATGTAGTCTATGATGAGGTTTCTGGTAGGAACCTTAATATTACTGGTATTGCCACATTCAATAATGTAATTGTTACTGGTATAACAACAGTTGGTGTTGTTACTGGGGCAAATGCTGAATATTGGGGTGATGGTTCCAATCTTACAGGAAATGCTCCTGGATTAACAGCAGCAATTGGTATTCAATCTGGTGGTACTAGAATTGGAACTGGAGTTACCTTTTTAAATGTGGTAGGTATAGGACTTACTGCTGATGCAAATGGTAACAAAGTAGATCTTTATCTTCCTCCTCCAGGTGTGTCGCTTGGTCTTGCAATCGCTCTTGGCGGTTAATAAATAAAATTAACACATAGAAAACAATGGCAGAAGCTTTTTCAAATAAATTAGTAAGTGCAGCAGGGATTGTGACAACAAGTTCTGCAGGTTCGATTGGGGCATTAGGCACTACAATCACTGGTATTTCTACAGCAGGTGTTGCAGTAAATGATTTGGTTGATAATACCAATTTCACTGCAGGATCTAAAGTTCAAGTAATTGGTGTTGGACAAGTTACTGTTAACCGCACTTCTACCAATACTGCAACAGCAACAGCACAGAATGTTAAATTCTTGACTCCAACTGAAGCATATGCATCACCTACAGGAATAAAGAGTATTCTAATTGGTGGAACATTTGCAAATAATACTAATAATCAGGTAAATCTGACAGTTGGTATTCATGATAATTCTACTAATGTTGAGGCAGCAATTGCAAGTAAGATTCCTGTTCCAGCAGGTAGTTCTTTTGTCATCAGTGATGCTGGTAAAACAGTATTGGAAGGAGATGATAAAGTGAAAGTTTATTGTGATGTTGATAACGCACTTGATGTAAACTTAAGCATTTTGACAGGAGTTAACTAATGGCAGACAGAAGCGGTTATATCGGAAGAGCTCCTAGTGATTCGTCAGTAACGATTGCCAGGCAGCATTACAATCCTACAGGGGTTCAAACGGATTTTACGTTTAACTCTGGTTATACGGTTGGACTTATTGATGCATATCTAAACGGTGTCAAGTTAATTGAAGGTAATGATTATACTGCTTCTGATGGTTCAACAGTTGGTCTTACAACTGCTGCTATTTCATTAGACACACTTGAGTTAGTTGCATATAAAGCATTTAATTTAGGGTTTGTTAATTCTTCAGTTGCAGATTTTAATGTTGGAACTGATTTAGTTGTTAATGGTAATGCGACCTTTAATGGAACTGTTACTGGTGCAACGGTTGGTGTTAGTTCTGCTGGCACAAGTATAGGTAATGCAAAATCACTTAACTTCATAGGATTAGGTAATACCTTTGCAGTTGAAGGAGATACTGTTAATATTAGTATTGCTGGTGGTGGCGGTGGTGGACTTGGAACTGCTTTAAGTCAAGTTAAGACAGAACCTGCTTCTCAAATCTTTACTACACCTCGTAATGCAACTATATCAGCAGGAAGTTCACTCTATATTGATGTGAGTGCTGGTGATGGTGGAGTTGCCTTTACCAAACTAGGAAGAATCCATGTTGCTGCTGGTGCGACCTTACATGTAGGGTCAGGAAGCACACTAGCAATGGATGTATTGAACTTATTCCTCTAAATATAACACGGAGATCTAGAAACCAATGTCTGAACTTTTAGTAACAAGTATATACAATCAGGAAGGGGAAGGTGCTCCTAGTTTTCCGAAGGGTGCTACATCAACTGGTGTGATAACTGCTACAAGTTTTAGTGGTAGTGGTGCAAACCTGACGGGAATTGATGCAACTGCATTGAAGGATTCTAATGGAACGGTAAGAGTACAGGCAAATACAACGGGTGCTGTTATAACTGGTAATGTATCTGTTGGTGGAACTTTAACTTATGAAGATGTAACGAATGTAGATTCGGTTGGACTTATAACTGCAAGAGATGGTATTCATGTAACTGGTAATATAGGTCTTGGTGGTGCTACTTATGGAACAGCAGGTCAATTATTAACTTCTGGTGGTCCTGGTGCTAATGCTTCATGGACAACAGTTAGTTCTAACCCAGAATTTGCAGGAATTGCTTCAGGTTCTATAACTGGAGGTAGAGGAGTTTGTGTTGCTGATGATGGTAAATTGATGGGTGTTACTGGTAGTAATGAATTACAGGGGACTTCAACAGTAGTGGGTGAGACTACTAGTGATTTTTCTATAGCTTATCATGCATCTGCTAATAGATATCTATACTTCTGGAGAGATACAAATGGTGGTGATGTAGGACAAGTGCAGGTTGGTACTCCAAATGGAGCTACTATTACATGGGGAACAAAGCAACAGTTTACCCCAGGTTCAGTAAATCCATCACAGATTAATGCAATTTATGATTCCACTAATGAAAAAGTTGTTGTTGCTTATCGAGATAATGTTCAAAGTGGTTCTGCATCAGTACAAGTTTGTGATGTTAGTGGTACAACTATAACAATTGGTACAGCAGTTAATAATGCATCTGATATTAATTCTATGGAGTATAGTTCATTCTGTTTTTGTCCTAATACAGGTAATTATGCTTTGGTGTTTAATGATGGAGGAACTAATAAAGGATGGTGTAGAATTGGAAAATATTCTGGCACTAACAGCAGCTCATGGCCTAATAATAGAGTTCAGTTTTTAAATGCACAAGCTAGAGGAACAGGATGTTGGTATGATACAACAGCAAATAAATTATGTATTGTGGCACATCATGGTGGTGATAGTAATCATGGGTATGTATGGGCTGGAACAGTAACTAATGATTCAGTTACTTTTGGTACTGGACAGGAGTTTAATGGAGATAATCAAGATGGTGCTCAATTTAGTGGTGCTCATGATTCTGATTCAGGAAAAAATGTTATATGTTATGCTGCTAGTAGTAATAGAGGAAATTGTAGAGCTGCAACACTTAGTGGAACTACTTTTACTTTCGGTACTGCAGCACAATTTAATGTTGGTATTACTTACAGACAAGTAATAACATATGGTGCAGGACCAAAGAAATTTATGATATCATATGTTGATGGTAGTGGTTCTGATTATGTTAAAAGTTTAATTACAACATTAACTGGAACTACAATAACATATTCTACTCCGCATACTTTCCAGACTGCTGGTAATGCAACTACTCACAACGGGATTATTGTTTATAATGCAAATGCAGCGAACTTTTTAATGATGAATAGAACTGATATAGGTGGGGCTAAAGCAGCATATTACGTAGAAGCTATAAGAGTATCTAATTTGACTAAGGGTAATTATGTTGGAATTGCTAATGCTTCTTATACTAATGGACAAACTGCCTCAACAGCTCTTCCTGGAGCAGTAAATACAGCAGTCTCTGGTCTTACTGTTGGACAAAAATATTATGTTGTTGCTGATGGAACTTTGAATACTGCAGCAGACAGTGAGATTATTGATGCTGGTAATGCAATTGCTACAAATAAATTGCTGGTCAGATAAATTGTATAACCCACCTAAATAACTAAAAAGTAATAACCAATGTCACAGATTAGAGCCGACAATATAACCAATAGGCAGGGAACGGGTGCTCCTATCTTTGTTAATGGTATCAGAGTAGTAGGACTTACCAGTATAGCTAACATTGTTGCTAATACTGGTACTTTTAATGGTGCTGTGAGTATTGGTGGAACTCTGACATATGAAGACGTAACCAATGTAGATGCTGTTGGACTTATAACTGCAAGAAATGGTATTAAAGTAACTGGTGGTGATATTGATGTAACGAATGGTGATATTGATATTCTTGCTAATAATAAAAAATTAAATATTGGATCTTCTGGACAGTTAGAATTGTTTCATGATGGTTCTAGTTCTAGGATTAATAATTCAACTGGTAGTTTAAAGTTCAAAACACCTACTAGATATGATTTTTATAACAATGACGGAACTGAATCTGTAGCGTTATTTTCTCCTGGAGGGAGTTGTGAATTGTATCATGCTAATGTCAAAAAAATTGAGACAACTTCGGGAGGCGTGAAGGTATCTGGAGGTTATTCTGAAACTATAGCAGCAGTATCAGGAACAGCAGTTGATTGTTCTACTGCTAGTTACTTTACAAAGACTATCACAGGTGCAACGACATTTACCTTTACGAATGTCCCATCAGGTGTGGCATATGCATTTACTTTTGAGGTAACATTAAACGGTTCTAATGCAATTACATGGCCAGCAGCAGTTAAGTGGCCAGCAGATACAGCACCAGCAATAACAGACGGTAAGACACAGGTATTCGTATTCTTGACAGACGACGGTGGAACAAGATGGAGAGGAAGTTCACTTGTAGATTATACTAATTAAATATTATGTCTATAGCAAGAAAGATATTGATGGGTTCTTCTGGTGGTAAGAAGTCCACTTATGTTGACGACGTTTTTTCGACGTATCTTTATAAAGGAAGTTCTGTTAATGTAAGTGGACCAGGTCAAACTATTACTAATGGAGTAGATTTAGCAGGTGAAGGTGGATTGGTATGGCTGAAATCTAGGACTGCTACCAATGAACATGCTTTAAGCGATACGGTCAATGGTGCTGGAAAAAGGTTAATGTCTCAATCTGCTGGAGCATTAGCTACTGGAACCGAAAGTGTTTCAGGTTTTACTTCTTCAGGGTTTACGTTACCTGGTGGTTGGAATCCTATGGTAAATGCTGTACAGCAATTCTATACTTCATGGACATTCCGCAAGGCACCTGGGTTCTTTGATATTGTTACCTACACAGGGGACGGATCTTCTTCTGGTAGGCAGATCGCTCATAGTTTAGGATCAGTGCCTGGGTGCATCATGGTGAAATGTACCAGTGCAACTAACAATTGGGCTATATATCATCGAGGAACTGACCCTTCAAATCCAGAAAATTACGGATTAAATCTGAATAATGCCAACGCTAGAGTTGATAATGAATATTACTGGAATGACACAAAACCAACGTCAACTCATTTTACTATTAGAAATAATGCCAATGTTAATGATAATGGACAAACGTATGTAGCTTATATTTTTGCAGGAGGTCCATCAACTGCTGCGACTGCAAAATCTGTTCAGTTTAATCAGAATTATATAAAAAGTGGTTCTACTAGTGATTATACGATGGGAACTGGTGATTTTACTGTTGAATGTTGGTGGAAACCTAATGAACTAGGTAACTATGGAATATTCCAAATATCTGATAATACTAATGGATTAACTACTAGTAATTATGAAAACACAATAGCAGTAGCAAATAATGGATCAAATTGGATGACTTATGGTGCAAATGGTGTTAATAGTTCACCTACTAATGTCCCAACAGTTGGCGTATGGTATCATGTAGCATATGTTAAAACTGGTGGATCCCATACGTTGTATATAAATGGTATTCCAGAAGTATCAGTTACTGATAGTACTAATTATTATGGAACCACTGTAGCTATTGGTGGTTATTATAGTACTGGTTACTTAGCTAGAGCAGAAATTTCTAATTTTAGAATAACAAAAGGACAAGCACTTTATACATCATCATTTATACCATCAACTGCACCATTAACAACAACTTCTCAAGGTGCAACAGCATCTAATGTAAAACTGTTATGTTGTAATGATACATCAGTGACAGGATCTACTGTAACATCTGCTACAATTAGTGTGGGGTCTGGTTCACCAACAGCAAGCACAAGTAGTCCATTTGACGATTCAGAAGGTTTCCAGTTTGGTGAGGAAGGAGATCAAAATCTAGTCAAGTGCGGTTATTATAAAACTAATTCTAGTGAATATGCAGCACCAGATTTTGGTTGGGAACCACAGTGGATATTATCAAAAAGAATTGATGGTGGAACTAATAATTGGATGATATATGATTCAATGCGTGGTTTAGCAAGTGCTGGAGATGTTATAATGGAAACTAATACAAGTAGTGCTCTTCTAGAAGCTAATGACTCGGATGCAGAAACGAACTACAGAGCACAAGGAATATATCCAACTGGTTTTGTTCAAGACGCTTTTGGAGCAAATAGAGAATATATTTATATAGCAATCCGAAGACCTGATCCTTTAGTAGGAAAACCAGTAGAGGCAGGAACTGATGCATTTAATATTGTTTATGGTAACAGTAGTTCTGAATCTTCGCCTATTCCTAATTTCCCTAGTAACTTCCCTGTTGACGTTGGAATATATAAGGAACCTTCAAATACTTATGATTGGTATCTTCATACAAGACAGACGAGAGGATATGGTGTAAGAACTAATTTAAACAATACTCAAGGTGGTGATGACACTGACGCTAAATTTGATTCCAATGCTGGATGGGGTAAGTTTGGTTATAACACCGACAAAGCATCATGGATGTGGAAACGCCACGCTGGTTTTGATCTGGTGTGTTATAAAGGAAGGGCAGGAGGATCTAACCTCCCCTATTCATATTCACATAACCTTGGAAGAAGTCCAGAGATGATTTGGATAAAAAGTAGAACTCATAGTGGTAATAATGGTGATTGGATGGTAGGTCATAAAGATTTATATGGGGGTTCAAGTCCTTGGAATGGGTATTTGGTATTGAATAAAACTCAAGGACAATATAATGATAATCATCCTTTCAATAATTACACACCAACAGCAATTGATTTTCGGTTAAATAATTGGGATCGTGTTAATGAGAATAATAATAGGTATATAGCCATGCTCTTCGCCAGCGTTGACGGCATCAGTAAGGTTGGTAGTTATACAGGAACTGGTGCAGGAAATATTAGTGAGACAACTGGTTTCTCCCCAAGATTTTTATTTGTGAAGAGGATAGATGCTGCTGGTTCTTGGTATGTTGTAGATACAGTAAGAGGATGGTCTTCAGGAGTTGATGAGACTCTCTATTTCAACCAAAACGTCGCTCAAACTAGTGGAACCACTTGGACTAACACTAATGCTACAGGTTTTACCATAGAAGAAACTTGGGCTGGTATAAATGCCAATGGTGGCAAATACATATATTATGCTCATGCTTAATCCTATAAATATCTAAAAAGTAATAAACCATGTCAAAGGTAAGAGCCGAACAGTATACTAACAGATTGGGGACAGGTGCTCCAGAGATACCTTATGGTGTTACAGTTCCAGAAGGTGCTTCAATAGATGGTGCTGGTGGACTGAATATTACTGGTATTGCAACTGCTGGAACATTTAAGGGAAATCTTACTGGAGATGTAAGTGGAAATGTAACAGGTCTTGCTGCGACATTCACTGGTCCTGTGACGATTGGTGGAACATTAACATATGAAGACGTAACAAATATTGATGCTGTTGGTGTTATAACTGCAAGAGATGGTCTTAAAGTAACTGGTGGTAATTTAAATGTAGGAACTGCGATTACTGCATATGGTTCTACTGGAATTGTAAGTGCTACTTCATATAGAGGGGATGGTTCGCAATTAAGTGGTATAGAAGCTGCTCCAACGATACAAGCAGTAGCAAGTGGAGCTATTGCTGCTAATAAACCAGTACGCTTAAACGAAGATGGAACTATAAGTGAGATAAAAAACACTAATATTAGTGCTGCTACTGGTTCCAATACAGATATTCCACATCAATATAACCCCATAGTTAAAGCCGCAGTATGGATTTCAAGTACAAAATTTGTATTATTCTGGATAGCAGATGATGACAGCGATAAACTAATCGCAGCCGTAGGTACTGCTAGTGGAACAACTATTACTTATGGAACTAGAACAGTTATAGATGGAGGTAATACTGCATATAGAGTTAGTGCTGTTTATGATTCTTCAATAGAGGTTGTCCTTGTTGCTTACTCTTCTCAAGGTGGTGCTGGTAGAATTAAAGGACTGACAGTTAGTGGAACAACAATTACCATAAATGCTACAGATCATAATACAGGTGACGCAACAAGCACTTGTGACATTGCATCAGATAATAAAGGTGGGTTTGTTTTTGCTTGGGTGAACACTAGTCAACAATGGCAAGTAAAAGCGGGAACTGTAACTAGTGCTGGAGCAATATCGGTTGGAAGTCAAATTCATATAGCTAATAGCCGCACTATTTCAAATGACTATAATACGATGAGAATATGTTATGACAGTACAAGTGATGCTTGGGTCAGTATTTGTAGGTTTAACAATAATACAGATTATTCGATTTGCACTAGGTCAGGCACAATAGTTACTGAAACTAGTAGTAACACACCTCCAACCATAATATCTGGTACTGATAATAGTAATGTTAATATTGTCTATTACGCAACTGAGCAGCGATTCTTGATTACAAGTAGAAGTAATTCAAGTCCTTATGGTCTGAAATATGCTACTCCCAAAATGAATCCTGGAACTACAGCTTTAGACTCTGGAGGTACTGGAACTTGGAATGAAGGAGCACAAGATAATGCAGGATACATGGCTTATGATGTAGGTTCAAATAAAGCTTTTTATATTTTTGCTGACGACACAAATGGTGTTACAAAACTCCTAACAATTACTCTTAATGCTAGTGGTACGACTGGTGGTACTGGTAGTGTTGTAGCTGAACAACTAGAGAGTTATAAGGAACAATATGGTTTAGCTGTTGCTTGTAATGGAGAAGGTATGGTGTTGACTGGTGTAGATAAATCAGACGATTCAGATGTCAATACAAGACTTAAGCAACTTGCAGTTACGGTATCAAACCTAAAAGCAGATAATAGTTTTATAGGGTTTTCAGGTGATGCAATTTCAGATTCAGCGTCAGGAACAATAAAGGTAGTTGGTAATATTGCAACTGCATCTGGTTTAACTCCTTCAAAGAGATACTATGTTCAAAAGGACGGTACAGTATCTAAGGGAGCAGATGATCCAAGCGTAGTAGCTGGAGTTTCTTTAAGCTCTACAACGATACTTATTAAAGGTTAATCCTTGATCACCTAAATACCTAAAAAGTAATAACCAATGTCAAAAGTCAGAGCCGATCAATATACTAATAAGGAAGGCACAGGTGCTCCTAGTTTTCCGAATGGTGCTAGTATAACTGGTGTTCTAACTGCAACATCATTTAGTGGTAGTCTTGCTGGTAGTGCTTCTACTGCAACTGTTGCTACTAATGCTTATGGGTTAGTAGGAAGTCCTAATATTAATGTTGGATCTGTCACTGGAACGACAGGAACCTTTAGTGGTAATGTAAGTGTTGGTGGAACTTTAACGTATGATGATGTAACAAATATAGATTCGGTTGGTCTTGTAACAGCAAGAACAGGTGTAAGAGTAACTGCTGGTGGAATAAATGTAACTGCTGGAGTATCTACATTTTCTGGTGGAACAAATATTACAGGAAGTCAGACATCAAATATAAGTGCAATGGGTGCAAATGCAGTAGATTGTTCTGCAGGTAACTACTTTACAAAGACAATTACAGGAGCAACAACATTTACCTTTACTAATGTTCCTACTGGTGTAGCATATACATTTACAATGGAAGTAACCTTAAATGGTTCTAATGCAATTACATGGCCAGCAAGTGTTAAATGGCCAGCAGACACAGCACCAACAATAACAGACGGTAAGACTCAATTATTTGTATTCATAACTGATGACGGTGGAACTAGATGGAGAGGTAGTTCAGTCGTAGATTATACCAACTAATAATATGGATCTCGTCTCACAAAATTTATTAATGACTTCTGGTGGGAAGAAAGATCCTACTTATGTTGACGATGTTTTTTCGACGTATCTTTATAAAGGAAATGGAGTTGGGAAAAATATATCGAATGGAATAAAACTTGGTAATAGCAATGCAGGAAATAGTGTTGATTTTGCTAATAATGGTACTCTTGTAGTACCAACAAGTGCAGATTTTAAATTTGGAACAGGTGCTTTTACAATAGAATTTTTTATTTATTATGTCTTGGCTACTGACTACGTATCTATTTTTGATGGTCGTCCTGTTAATACTAATGGGAACCAGACCACAATGGGGTTGTTTACTAATGGTCAACTTAACTGGTGGAGTTTGGGTGCTAATGCTGCTGTAATAGCAAATTCATCATCAACACAACTAACAGGAAATGCATGGACTCATGTTGCATATGTTAGGGAAGGAACGGGTGCAAATGAAGCAAAAATGTATTTCAATGGATCTCTTGTAGGAACAGGAACAGATAATCAAGATTATGCTATTAATCAACTTTGTAGAATTGGTGGTCATCCTTGGTCTCCAGGAACATCAAATATATCAATATCTAATTATCGTGTTATAAAAGGAACAGCACTTTATACATCTAACTTTACCCCACCTACCCAAGCACTCACAGATATAAGTGGTACTGTACTTTTATGTTGTCAATCAAGTTCCGATCCTTTTGCTGCAACTGTAACTCCTGGTGCTATTACTATTGGTTCACAGGGACAAGCTGCTAATCCATCTGCTCAGTCATTTGGTCCATTTACTGCAACTGATGGTGAAGGTGGTTTGGTCTGGATTAAATCTCGAACAAATACTTATAATCATATTTTGCAAGACACAGTAAATGGAACAGGTAAATTTTTAAAGTCTAATGGTAATGATGCTGCAACAAATACTAATCAATACATAACTTCTTTTGACAATAGTGGATATACTCTTGGTTTTGATAATGATATTAATAACGGTAGTCAAAACTTCTCATCATGGTCATTCCGTAAAGCAAAAGGATTCTTTGATATTGTTACTTGGACTCAAAGTGGATCGGATGGAGCAGCAAGGACTATATCTCACAGTTTGGGAAGTATTCCTGGTTTCATAATGTTGAAGCAAACTACTGGAACTGAAAACTGGATTTGTTATCATCGAGATTTTACTACTAATCAATTTATTAAGTTAAATAGTAACCATACTGTTGGTACTGATGCTAATGCTTCAGTTAATAGTGTAAGTTCTACTCAATTTGTTGTAGGTGCTGATAATAATAAAGTTGGTAGCTATGTAGCCTACGTATTCGCAGGAGGTGCTTCGACTGCTGCGACTGCAAGATCTGTTCATTTGGATGGTAATGATTATTTAAGTCTTGCTGATACTACTGATTTGGAACCAGGTTCTGGCGATTTTACAATAGAAGCTTGGGTTAAACCTGATTCAGATGCAACCAGTTATGATTATGTTTTTTCTAATGGATGGGGGCAACAAATATCATGGTATCATAGTGGATCAGGAGAGACGAAATTTAGGGCTTGGTTTAATGATGCAGAAGATAGTAATTATAATGTAAGTTTAAATTCTAATTGGGCTTGTGCTCCAAGAGGGGCATGGAGTCATGTAGCTGTAGTGAGGAATGGTAATGTTTTTACTTTATATGTAAATGGTAAGGCTGAAACTAGTGTAACGGCAAGTTTTACTGTATCTGCTAATACAGATTTACCTTTGATAGGAGAGTTTGGTGGGTCTGGTGGTAGTTCTTATGCTATGAAAGGAAAGATATCTAATTTTCGATATACAAAAGGTCAAGCACTTTATACAACATCATTTACACCATCAACTGAACCTTTAACAACTACTTCTCAAGGTGCAACAGCAAGTAATGTAAAACTCTTATGTTGCAATAACTCATCTACTACAGGTTCAACCGTAACTCCTGGAACGATTACTGCTAATGGAGATCCAACAGCAAGCACAGAAAGTCCATTCGATGATTCAGAAGGTTTCAAGTTTGGTGAGGAAGGAGATCAAAATCTAGTCAAGTGCGGTAGTTATGTTGGAACAGCACAGGATAATGAAGGCCCAATGATTGATATGGGATTCGAGCCTCAGTGGATACTGATTAAAAATATTAATACCACAAATGATTGGCGTATGTTTGATTGTATGCGAGGGATAGCAACTGCAAGAGATTCTACTAATGGTCAAGATGCAAGATTCAATGCCAACGATGCTAGTGCTGAAACAGACAGCAATGACAAACTGGATTTAACATCTAGAGGTTATGTATGTATGGAGCAATCTCCTGATCTAAACGGTAATGGCAACACCATGATTTACATAGCAATCCGAAGGCCCGATGGTTATGTAGGAAAACCAGCAGAGGTAGGAACTGATGTATTTGCTATGGACACGGGTAGTAATAGTGGTACTATTCCTTGCTTTGATAGTGGTTTCGCTGCGGATTATGCTTTACAAAAACTATATACAGGTACTCAATATTGGCAATCTATCAGTCGTCTAACAGGTTATGGTAATTTAGAAACCAATCAAGCAAGAAAAGAGGAAGATTATACAGGATATATTTGGGATAGTAACTCAGGTATAAATATAAATTTCGACTCAACTAATCAAGCATGGATGTGGAAACGCCACGCTGGTATGGATGTGGTGTGTTATAAAGGAAGTAGCTCTACCCCAGTAAAAACAGTAATGCATTCTTTAGGCAGAGTTCCTGAAATGATATGGATTAAGGCACGTGATGATGTTCAAAATTGGTTCGCATATCATAAGGGTCTAAATGGAGGAACTACTCCTTGGAATTATCATATAGTGCTTAATAGTTCAGACGCAGAAGGTGCATATAGTTTTATAAATCAACCAACTACGGTTGATTTTACTGTTAAATCAGCATGGCAAGCAAATGATGAGACTTATATCTCCATGCTCTTCGCCAGTGTTGAAGGTATCAGCAAGGTTGGTTATTACACAGGAACTGGTAGTAATCTCACAATTACAACTGGATTCCAACCAAGATTTGTACTTGTTAAAAATACTACTGATGCTGGAATGAACTGGTTTATTCTTGATACTAGAAGAGGTTGGGGTGCTGGTAATGATCCATTCTTAGTATTAAATAATACTGCTGCACAAAATAGTGGAGATAATTTTGGTGCTCCAACAGCAACAGGATTTACATGGACTATATCTGGGGGTATGAATAATGCAAGCGGAAAAAATTACATATATTATGCTCATGCGTGATCCTATAAATATCTAAAAAGTAATAAACAATGTCAAGAGCAAGAGACTTATCGAAATTAGGTAATCCTAATGTTATTGTAGCTGACACTGAAAGAGTTGGTTTTGGTACTCAAGTGCCTGAAAATGCCGCAAATGCTTCTTCCAGTTTGATAAGTGCTGGTATTGTTACTGCTGCAGTATACTATGGTGATGGTTCTAATCTAGAAGGTGTTGCGAGTGCTGGATTAGGAACTGCTGTAGATGATACAAAGGATAGTATTGGACAGAACATATATTTTACAAATGCAGAGTTATCAATTAATGAAAATACAACTGTAAATGCTCCTGATACATCAAGCATTGCATATACACAGTATCAGCAAGTTACAGTTGAGAGTGGTTCAGAATTAATTATTGCAGATGGAGATAGTTTTATACCAGACGTATTAGGTATTGGAACAGCACTTCAAGCATCTACTGCTGGTGCTGGTAATGGTTTATTTGGAACAGTTTATGCAGATAATATAGAAAATGCAGCAGGTAGAGGTGGTCCTAACTTCCCGCTAGGTATAACAGTAGCAGGTGTCTCTACTTTAGGTGGTAACGTAAGTATCGGTGGAACACTAACTTATGAAGATGTAACTAATGTAGACTCTATTGGTATAGTTACTGCAAGAAGTGGTATTAAGGTTATTGCTGGTGGTATTGATGTTACTGGTAATTCTAATATTGTTGGTGATTTTGCTGTGGGTTCTCATTCTCCAACTGCTAGACTTGATGTTCGTCGTGGTGATGCTGACGGTAAGATCGCAGAACTTCATCAAGTCACTGGTTATGGACTTGATATTGGTTCAAGTGAAGCAGATGCGTATATTTCATCAGGTTATCTTCAAAACTTTATTCTTAAATCAAATCCAGGTGCAGGTCAAGTAGAAAGACTTCGTATAAGTAAGGATGGTGCTATTGGTCTTTCTGGTGCTAACTATGGAACATCAGGACAGGTAATGACTAGTCAAGGTAATAGTGCTGCTCCTCAATGGGCAGATGCTGGTGGTGGTGCATGGGAATTCGTATCATCTACTTCTCTTGGTGCTGATTACGGAGCATCTACTTTTAATATAACAGGATTTACAACATCATATTCACAATACAAAATTGTTTTGAATGATGTTGGATTTGTTGGTGCAGCTGCAAAGAAACTTTATGCAAAATTTTATATAGATGGTAGTCTTTATGGTGGTGCATCTCAAGCAACCTATTCTTGGTCTGCCGACAGAATAGAATGGCACGCTAATTCATCTGTTGGTGGACAATATGGTAAATATGAAATGCAAATGTCAGTTGGTACATCTAATGCTCATTGGGGAGGAATAATTAATATGCCCATGCAACAGAATGCGGCCACTTCTACTATGAGTCCGTATTGTTGGTCAGAACTACAGACAGATGACTATTACACTCGTGAGGGTTGTAAGGTTGGTAGTGCTAATAATACAACTACAACTGGGTTACAATTATATAATGGAACGGATAGTGTTAATTTTGGAAATTATGGTAGAATTAGTGTTTACAGATTAAAGTTGTCTTAACCATCTTGGTATGGATATAAAAGATCTTAACTAAATAACTAAAAAGTAATAAACAATGTCAAGAATCAGAGTCGAAAGGATTACAAATAAAGAAGGCACAGGTGCTCCACTATTTCCGAATGGAATACGTGTAGTAGGTCTGACTAGTTTATCTAATGTTATTGCTGGTGTTACTACTTTTACTAGTGACGTTAGTATTGGTGGAACTCTGACATATGAGGATGTAACTAATATTGACTCGGTTGGAATGGTAACAGCAAGGACTGGAATTAAAGTTCTTGCTGGTGGTATTAATGCAGTTGGTGTTGTAACAGGAACAAGTTTTAGTGGTGGTGGAGATAATTTAACATTTACAAGTTTAAGTGCAACAAGTGTAGGAGGATATAATCAATTAAGTGCTCCATTTGGAACAACTGTAACTTATACTGTTAAAGTAATTACTAAAACTGCAGCACATAGGTATAATGGAAGTGGTAGTAGTAGTGGATATACTATAGATGGAGTAGAATCACCGTATCTTACACTTACACCTGGTAGAACATATAAGTTTGATCAAGCAGACGGTAGTAATGCAAGTCATCAAATTAAGTTCTATCTAGATGCAGATAAGTCAGGATTATATGAAGGTGGTGTAACTTACAACGGAACTGCTGGTAGTGCTGGTGCATATACACAGATAGTTGCGAATGACTATACTCCTACGGTACTTCATTATCAGTGTGTAAACCATGCATATATGGGTAATGCAGTTAATACAAGTTCAAACAGTTCGATGTCTGCAGAGTCATCTAATTTAACTGCAATGGCAGCAAACTCTGTTGATTGTCGATTAGGAAATTATTTTACAAAGACAATTACAGGAGCAACAACATTTACATTTGATAATCCTCCTGCATCAGGAGTTGCTTATGGATTTACACTAGAAGTAACATTGAATGGATCAAATGCAATAACATGGCCTGGAACAGTTAAATGGAACGCAGATACAGCACCAACACTAACAGATGGTAAGACGCAGTTGTTTATGTTTGTTACTAATAATGGTGGGACTAGATGGAGAGGAAGTGCTCTAGTTGACTACGTGAATTAATATGGATAATGTAACACGTTTATTGATGCAAGGTGCTGCAGGTGCTGCAGGTGGCGATCCTACTTATGTTGACGATGTTTTTTCGACGTATCTTTATAAGGGAGATGGTCAATCTGGGAGGGCAATTAGTAATGGAATAAAATTAAGTAATAATAATGCTGGAAATGGTGTTACTTTTGACGCTAATGGTGATTATTTAACTACATCATCTAGTTCTGATTACTCTATGGGAACTGGTGATTATACAGTTGAATGTTGGGTCAAAATAAACACTGGAAAGGGTAATTATGGAATATTTCAGGGTGGTGGACTCAATACTAGTTATTTAACTGGACCGACTGTTTTTTATTACACTGGAAGTGGACTTAGTTTTGGTAACGGTGCTGAACATGGTACTAATACTCACCCTTCTCTTAACCAATGGTTTCACATAGCCCTTGTTAAGAATGGTAGTAATACAACATTCTATTACAATGGAACTGATGTAAAAACAGTAAGTGATACCCATAACTACACGAATCAAAGTTTTGCTCTTGGTGGATATTACTCAAGTAGTTATTTGGGACCAATATCAATATCAAATTTCAGAGTAGTTAAAGGAACAGCAGTTTATACTTCATCATTTACGGTTCCAACTGAGTCATTAACAAACGTAACCAACACTAAACTTTTATGTTGTCAAGGATCATCAGTTACTGCTGCTACGGTGATTACTGGAACGATTACTGCGAATGGAAATCCTAATATATCATCTGGTCCATTTACTGCGGATGATGGTGAAGGAGGGATGGTTTGGATAAAAGGTAGAACTGGTGGCGGTTATGGTCATCGACTTGTTGATACTGTAAGAGGTGCGACTAAAGCTATAGAGTCTTATGACTCTACTGCAGAAGCTACGGAATCAAATGGACTTACTTCCTTTAACAACAACGGATTTACATTAGGATCTCAAGGTCATTACAACGGAAGCGGTATGGAAATGTCCTCATGGACATTCCGTAAACAAAAAGGATTTTTTGATATTGTTACCTACACAGGGAATAATACGGCAGGTCGTCAGATAGCTCATTCGCTCGGCTCTGTGCCAGGAATGATAATGGTGAAAAGACTTAGTGGAGCTAGTAATTGGGCGGTATATCACCGAGGAACAGATGCAACTGCTCCTGAAGATTATTGGATGACTTTAAATGCAACTTATGCAAGACAAGATCAACCTCATTGGAATGACACCAAACCTACCTCAACACATTTTACTGTAGGTAATGACTATGAAATTAACGGACCCAGTAGTCAAACCTATGTAGCCTACGTATTCGCAGGAGGTGCATCTGATGAACCTGGTGCTGCAAGAAGCGTGGCTTGTGATGCATCGGGTGATTATTTAAGTCTTGGGAGTAGTTCTGATCTTGCTATGGGAACTGGTGATTTTACAATTGAAGGATGGTATAAGATAAACGCTAAACAAAATTTTGGTTTCTTTATGAATGGACCTAGCGGTCTAAGTAGTACTTATGGAATAACTGTTTGGAATTATACTAGTAGTAGTTATGGTCTTCAGTTTTTTGCTAATGGTACTTATCAAGCGACTGGTTTTACTCCTCCAGATGGACAGTGGTTTCATCTAGCTCTTGTTAGAAATAGTGGTACTACATCGTTATATTATAATGGGGAACTTCTAAAAGCAGCGGCTGATACTACTAACTATACTAATACTACATTCCAAATTGGTGGTTATGATTCAGCACCCTATTTGATGAATGGATCAGTATCTAATTTCAGAATAGTAAAAGGAACAGCAGTTTATACCTCATCATTTAAACCACCCACTCAAGGATTAGCAGCTATAACTAACACAGTTCTTTTATGTTGTAATAAAAATACCGTAACAGGTTCAACTGTAACTCCTGGAACGATTACTTCTAATGGCAATCCGCAGTCATCAACAGATACCCCCTTCGATGACCCTGCTGGTTTTGTCTTTGGTGAAGGAAAAGATCAAAATCTAGTCAAGTGCGGGAGTTATAAAGGTACTGGAACGGGAACAGGACCAGAGATTAATTTAGGATTTGAACCCGAATTCCTCATAGTGAAGAACGTTACCTCCGCTAATTCGTGGTTCATGTTTGACAGTATGAGAGGAATTACTACTGGATATAATGATTTTGAGTTTTATGCTGACAGCTCTTCAGACGAGGTTTCAGTTGATAGATTATCTCTTACTCCAACAGGTTTTAAGCTAAAGGACGGTGAAGCAGGTGGTTTAAATACTGGTGACACTCATCTCTACATAGCAGTCCGAAGGCCCGATGGTTATGTAGGAAAACCAGCAGAGGTAGGAACTGATGCATTCGCTATGTCTATGGGATCATCAGCCAATAACTTCACTCCTTCATTTATTAGTGGATGGCCTGTTGATACGGGAATTATGAGGAACCCTACTGGGTCTTCAGAATGGTACACACATAGTCGTTTAACAGGTCAGAGATACGTTGAAACAAATACAACTGATGCAGAGGCATCTGCTGGTACAAACTGTATATGGGATTCAATGACTGGTTTCTTCAAAAATCAGGGTAGTAACGTGCAGGGATGGATGTGGAAACGCCACGCTGGTATGGATGTGGTGTGTTATATTGGTAAAGGAGGTACTTTGGCTGCTTACGCCCATAGCCTCGGAAAAATCCCAGAAATGATATGGGTCAAACGTAGAGATGGTGGTAATCCGTGGAGTGTTTATCATAAAGGATTAAATGGAGGTAGTAACCCAGAAGGATATGGTGTTCAATTAAATACAAGTGCTGCTGAAGCTGCTAGTTCAAGCAGATGGGGGAATACTGCACCAACATCAACCCATTTCTTTGCTGGAGGAAATACAGGTACAAATAACGCCGATTCTACTTACATAGCCATGCTCTTCGCCAGCGTTGAAGGTATCTGTAAGGTTGGTTATTACACAGGAACTGGATCAACACAAACAATTACAACTGGTTTCCAGCCTAGATTTGCCATTATAAAAAGAGTAAATACTGCACAACATTGGTACGTTTTTGATACCACTAGGGGTTGGACTTCAGGAAACGATCAATACATAAAACTGGATTTAACTGATGCACAAGCGGCAGCCGATTTAGGAGAACCAATCTCAACAGGATTCCAAGTAGGTAGTGATCCTACTGTCGGAGCTAATGGAGATAAGTACATATATTATGCTCATGCTTAATCTAATAAATAACTAAAAAGTAACAAGATGGGAATAGGAAATCCGATACGACTGACAGGTAACGTTGCCTCAAAGGATATAACCGTAACTGCCACTGAAGGGCAGACCCAGTTTACTGTTACTGGTGGTTATGATATAAATCAACTCGCTGTATTTCGTAATGGTATACGACTAGTTGATGGGCAAGACTATACTGCAAGAGATGGTTCACTCGTAACTTTATTATCTCCTGCTACTGCTGGTGATGGAGTAGCATTTAGAATATTTGCTGACTTTGCAGTTGCTGATGCAATTCAAACAGCAAAAACAAATCAAACTATTGATGGTAATCTAGTTGTTACTGGTAGTTTAGATGTTCAGACTGGTGATACAAAGACTGCATATATTGGAGTTAGTTCTGCTGGCACAAACATAGGTGTTGCAAAGACACTGAACTTTATTGGTGCAGGTAATACATTTGCTGTTACTGGTGATACTATTGAAGTTAGTATTGCTGGTGGAGGTGGTGGAGGAATAGGAACTGAAGTTCAGTATGATGATAATACTGCTTCACCTTTCACATATATTGATAAGCATACAGCAGTAACATCTGATCTTGATTTAGATGGAACTAATGCTGGTTTATCAACTTCTTATGTGGTTTCTGTTGTTCCTAACATAACTATTGTTAATGGTGTTGGAGTTACCGTTGGAACTGGTAAGACTTTGGTTATCGATGTACTTAAGATTGGAGATCTTTAAATGTCAACTTTAAGAGTAACTAATTTAAAAGGTGGCAGTGCTGGAAGTGCTCCTAATCTACCTGACGGTGCAAATGTAACTGGTGTTATAACTGCTACAAGTTTTAGTGGTAGTGGTGCAAACCTGACGGGAATTGATGCTACTGCATTAAAAGATGGTGGTGGTAGTGTAAAAATACAAGCAAATTCAGATGGTGCGGTAGTAACTGGTGTATTAACTGCAACGACTGGTTCATTTACTGGTAATATATCTGTTGGTGGGACATTAACTTATGAAGATGTAACGAATGTAGATTCAGTTGGAATGGTAACAGCAAGAAATGGAGTTAAAGTTCTTGCTGGTGGTATTAATGCTGTTGGTGTTATAACTGCGACTAGTTTTGCAGGTAGTGGTGCAAATCTTACAGGAATTGATGCTCTTCCAAGTGTGAGTGGAACTGCAAGTGGTGCTATTGCTGCTAATAGAGCTGTATTAATTAAGACTGATGGTACTTATGAACAAGTAACAGGTGTTGCTCAAAATATGGGATCTACTAGAGCCTTCTTTGATCGGTATGGTGTTATTGCTGGAGCATATAATCCTGATCTTTCCAATTTTGCATTTTTATATAATGATCCAGGGAATGGATACTATACTACTTCTGTTGTAGGTAGTATTAGTGGAACAACTATTTCATGGGGGACACCTCAAGTAGCACGATCAGAAAATGGTGGTGGAGATAGTCAGGCTATGGGATATGATCCTACTTATAATAGGTATATTGGATTTACAAAAAATACAGGTGACAGTAATAAAATTAGGTTATTGCTTGGAACTGCTAGTGGAACTTCTATTACTTGGAATGATTGGGGGAATCCTGCTTTTACCCAGGCAAATGGTGCTGACCATTATGATGTTTGTTATAATACTTCAGGTAATCTTAGACATGCTCTGGTTTATATGGGTGGAGGTAGTCAAATTTGTATAGCAGAATTTGAAGTAGTAAATCCAGGTAATTCGATCAGTGTATTAGCAAGTGATTATGTGTGGAGTAGTAGTGGATATAATAATTGTTATATATGCTATGATTCGACTAATAATTGTTATTTAGTAACTGCTACTAAGCAAAATAATAATTGGTATGGTAGTGTGAGAGTAATGAATTCTGGTCAGCTGCCATCCCCTCCAGGTCAGCAGTGGGATATGGGACCATATGTAAGGCCATATGGAATTGCACATGATCCTGTAAGTGGTAATACCTGCGTTTTATGGTATAATACTAGTAATTATAATCTCTTTCTTCAGAGTACTACTAGTGTTAACACTGGTAGTGGAAATATCCAGTATGGATCTGCAGTTCAGGTGAATGATGGAGGTTCTAGTTTCTCAGGAGCTGGACTGACTTATGATCCTAATGCTAAAAAATTCGTTGTATCATATTCCTATTCTACTGGAGGAAGTCATGCTATAACAGCAACAGTTTCTTCTGCGGGTGTTATAACTCTAGATACTAGAATGGTCATTAACGCAGGTGGAATTTATAGTACTTCCGCCCAAAAATCAATGGCCAATTTGTTTGATCCAAGTAGTAATAAAATAGCAACGGTTTATCAGGATGCAGGGAATAATATTGGTAATGGTTCAGAAGGTGGTTATGGAAGAGTAATCACAGCTGGTTATAATAATTTGGTTGCTGATAGGTATATTGGTTTTTCTGCTGAAGGTGCTACGAATGGACAAACTGTAAAAGTAAAAACTAAAAGTAATACAGTAACTCAATCTGGATTAACAACAACTTCAAGATACTATATCCAAGGTGTTGATGGGACTGTTGGATCTAGTCCAGACAATCCAAGTGTTGATGTAGGTATTGCTTTAAATTCTAATAACGTATTACTTCAATAAATATCCTTACCTGATTTAAATTATTATGCCTGACTTTAGAATACGAGAGACTGGAGAAGTTGTAAGTGATACTGAATTTCGTTTGAGAAACAAGCATACATCTTTTCCAAGGATTATTGATGAACCACTTCAAGAGGAGTTTGGAATTGATATGATTTTTGAGGGACCACAGAAACAAGGTCCACCACCTTATTCGCAAACTTATAGGGATGGTATAGAAGAAATAAAAGGTAAATGGTATACAAAATATAGTATTAGGCAACAAGATAAAGAACCGATTGATAAGCAACAAGCAGAGAATATAAGAAATAGAAGAGATAGTTTAATAAAAGAAAGTGATTGGAGAGCAGTATCAGATCGTAAACTAGAACCAGGTTGGAAAGAGTATCGTCAAGCACTTCGTGATATATCCAAACAGGAAGGATTCCCTCATGATGTTGAATGGCCAGTAGATCCTGATGGTAAAACCCATGACGGTCCAGGTGGCTAAATAACTTGAGGAGATTCCATAGTGATTATCTTATATTATTCATAAATAACTAAAAAAGAAGGCGAAGATGTCACAGTTAAATGTCGATAACATACGAAATCGAACTGGTTCTAACGGAGGACCGAACTTTCCCAGTGGCATAACAGTTGCTGTAGGACAGACTGCTTATATACATGGTAATTTGCAAGTTGATGGAACAGAAACCATTATTAATACAGAGACATTAAATGTTGCTGATAAGACTGTAGGTATTGGTTCGACTTCTAATGCTTCTAATACGACTGCCGATGGTTCAGGTATTGAGGTATTCGCAAGTTCTTCGCAGACAGGAAATAATAAAACTTTAACATGGAGTAATACATCAAATAGTTGGGAGTTTGGTCCTAATGATGTTGGACTTAAAGTAGGAACAGGTATAACAGTATATGGTGAGACTGGAATTGTAAGTGCTACAAGTTTTAAGGGAGATGGTTCACAATTAACTGGTATTGATGCAACAGCAATTCAGACAGGCAATACAAGTGTTCAGACGGTAGATACTGGTTCTGATGGTCATGTCAAGATGACTACAGAAGGTGGAGAAAGAGTTCGTGTAGGTCCAGCAGGTCAAATTGGTCTTGGTGGTGCTAACTATGGAACATCAGGTCAGGTAATAACTTCTGCAGGAACTGGTAGTGCTCCTAGTTGGGCTGCTATTCCTCCTGGTGGTAATGTAATTACAGCAGAAGCCGAAGGTGCTATTGCTGTTGGTAAATGTGTACAGATAAGAACAGATGGAAAAGTAGAACAAATAGCAGAATCATCGCAAGCAGCTGGTCCTGGTAATGCTAGTTTAGGACCAGAAGAATGGGTTTCAGATGGCAATAACGACAATATTAAATGGACATGTACTGTTGTTGATCCAGATGCTTCCAGAGCTATTGCTTATTTTCAAGGTAATAATGATGATATATCGTGTACAAATGTACCTATTAACGCATCAGGAGGTTTGGGAGCAAGAACACAAACTTTTTTAAAAGTAGATAGTAGTGCCCAAGGTCAAGTGGATAATCCTAGACATACATGGAGTGCTTGTTATGACACAACTAACGATAAGCATTTATGTGTTTGGGCTACTTCTGGTAGTGGTGGTGCTATCCACCATAAAACTGGTACTATGCAAGGTGCTGGTGGAATTGTTTTGGATTGGGGCACACTAGGTACTGTAGTTGCAGGAGTTGCAGGTAATACTCCAAGTGTTGTTTTTGATTCTGCAACTGGAAGAATGGTTCTTGTTTATAGAAGATCTTCTGATTGGTATCCTCAAGTTGTAATTGGTTCTTATAACAGTGGTACTGGATCATATGATTGGGGAACTCCAGTAACCATAGCAAGCGTAGGAATGAGTGCTGATATACAAGTTTGTAAGGCTGGATCTACTACTGGAACATATGCTGTTTTCTGGAAACGAAACTCTGATAATAATTGTAGAGGAAATCTAATTACTGTTTCTTCTAGCTCTAATACATGCACTGTATCATCAGATGCAAATGTTGTTGCTGTAGGATCATTATATTATGAAGTTGCATATGATGAAAATGCTGATAGAATTAATATGGTATATCATAGACCTGATACTGGAAGGATGTATATCCAAAGAGTAAAACGTAATTCAGGAAATACTGCAATTGAAATTGATGGTAGTAGTGCTGAAGTAATATCCCAACAAGCTGGCCAAGATATAATGATTGCATATTCACCAGCAGCTTTAAGATGTTATTGTTGGTGGAGAGATCCTTCATACGGGAGTGCTACTAGATGGAAGTTCCTTAGTAATACGACTGGTACTCCTACATTTGGCGGTGAAACTAGTCCATCCAATAATCCAGATACGAATTCTAATGGTTTGGGTTATCCTGATGTAGATCCTACGACAGGAAATATTTACTTTTGTGTTGATCACGACTCTAATAATAGAGGTCAAATGTGGTCTATAACAACAACCGCAGAGGTATCAAACAGAAGTGTTGCTAATCATTACTTAGGTTTTGCAGACCAAGCATATACTGACGGTCAAACAGCTACGATTAAAACTTATGGTAATAATACTTCTGATTTGTCAGGATTAACGATTGGTACTAAATATTATGTTCAAAATGATGGAACTGTCGCCACTGGAACAGCATCTCCAAGTGCTTTAGCTGGGTTAGCTATTTCTGCTACTAAATTATTAATCATGGAACCTAAAGCTGATGTTTAATATAATGCTCCTACTTAATCCTATAAATAAATAAAAAGTTTCTAAAATAATGTCAAGAATTAGAGCTGACAAGTTAGTCAATAAGAATGCGTCGGGTGGTCCTGATTTACCGCTTGGTGCAACAGTATCTGGCATTCTTACTTCTACTGGTGGATTTGCTGGTTCTGGTGCTAACCTTACTGATGTTCCAGCAACCAGTTTGACGGGAACACCGAATATTACTGTAGGAACGATAGGAGCAGGAAATATTACATCTTCAGGAACAGTTAGTGGTGTTACAGGAAACTTTAGTGGTAATGTAGATGTAACTGGTAATATAAGCGTTGGTGGAACATTAACTTATCAAGATGTAACTAGTGTTGATTCGGTTGGTCTTGCTACTGCCAGATCAGGATTACGGGTAACAGCAGGGGGAATTGTAGTAACAGCAGGTGTATCAACTTTCTCTGGTTTAACGCAACAAAATGCAGGAACAAAAGTAACTGGTCCTTATTCTGCTAATATAACAGCAATGGGAGCAAATGACGTTGATTGCTCTGCTGGTAATTACTTTACAAAGACTATAACAGGAGCAACGACCTTTACATTCTCTAATGCACCTACTAGTGTAGTATATTCATTCACGATGGAAGTAACATTGAATGGATCGAATGCAATCACATGGCCAGCAGCAGTTAAATGGAATGGAGATTCAGCACCATCAATTACTGATGCAAAGACACAATTGTTTATGTTTATAACAGACGATGGTGGAACTCGTTGGAGAGGTTCAGCACTTGTAGACTACGTTAATTAAATACCATGACAGATCCTATTACACAGTCAATGATGCGGGGTGCTGCTGGTGCAGGTGGTGCTACATATATAAATGATATTTTTAATATAGATGTATATAAAGGTAAAAGTAGTGTAGGAGTTGCCATAACAAATGGTATGGATTACACTGAAGATTCTTTGGTAGTGATAAAAAATAGAGAAAGAGGTAGTAAGTCATGGTGGGTTTTTGATAATAAAAGTGGTATAAAACCTTCTTCTGATGGTGGAAACCAAAATGGTACTGCATGGATTAACTCTACAACTGCAGCAGCACAAGGATATAATTCTACTTATAATATAACTCGTAATGCTACTGGTTTTGTTACCCCTACAACAAATGATAATGAGTTGGGTACTAATGATGATTTTTATGTATCATACTCTCTTAAGAAAACAGAAAACTTTTTTGATATAGTTAATTACACTGGAACAGGTTCTGTACAGAACGTTCCGCATAATTTAGGTGCGACTCCTGGAATGATGTGGATAAAGGAGTATGGTGCTGATGGTCAGAGTTGGATAATATACCACAGAGTTATTGGTGGTACAAGGTATCTTAAGTTTGATAATGGTGGTTGGGTATTAGGTGGTAGTGCGGCGTTTAACAATCAACCACCTTCAGCAACTCATTTTACTGTTAATACAGATAATGCAACTAATAGGAGTGGTAGGACATATGTAGCTTATCTTTTTGCTGATCATAGTGATAATAGTGGCACGTTTGGTGAGGGAGGAGATCAAAATATAATTGCATGTGGTGCGTATAATGGTAATGCTAATTCAACTGGTCCTACCATTGATTTAGGATGGGAACCTGAATGGGTTGTAATTAAAAGAAAACAATATAATGAAAATTGGTTTACAGCTGATCAAATGCAGCAAATGCCTGGCACATGGGATCTGCCTACAAACTGGATGAAACTGGATACTACTGATACCAACCAAGTAAATGATCGAATGGTTTTTGTTACACCTACAGGATTTAAGATCTCTTCTGGTGATGCTATGATTAATCAGAGTGGTGAACAATATATTTACTTTGCAATTCGTAGACCTGAATTATCAGTTGCTAGACCTATTGAAAGTCCGACTGAAGTTTTTGGTATGGATAATAGTGCAGAACTTACTAATCAAACTCCTTGTTTCCCTCTCAGAAGTATAAGGAAAGTTGATTTCGCAACTGCTCGTGGATATGCTGGAAATGAAGACTGGTATGCTTCTGATAGGAAAATGGGTCGGAGGAGATACTACCTTAATACTTCAGGAGCTCCTTCTGCGTCTAGTTACCGATTTGATTTCCTTCATGCATGGAATTCAGGTTGGAATACTAGTGGATATCAAACTTGGGCATGGGCAAGAAATCCTGGATCTTTTGATATACAAGGTCATCTAGGAACTGGTGGAAATGCTTCTCATGGACATAGATTGGGTGTTGTTCCTGAAATGATGTGGGTGAAGAGAACTAACGGTGTTAGAGATTGGGCAGTCTATCATTTTGGTATGAATAATGGAAATAATCCACAAGGACATTATATGCAATTAAATGAACAGCAATGGGCTGCTAGTTCAACTACTCATTGGAATTCTACTGTTCCTACTGCTACTCATTATAGCGTTGGTAGTTCTAATCAAACTAATGGTGGTAATGATGATTATCATACTTATCTTTTTGCAAGTAAAGCAGGGGTTAGTAAGTGTGGATATTATAGTGGCACAGGTGCAGCTCAAACTATAACACTTGGATTCCAACCAAGATTTGTATTGATTAAATGTGGCAATGCTAATAACACTAAATGGGCAATGTGGGATTCATTCAGAGGATGGGACAAGTGCATGGATTTATCACAGTCTGCAGGTCAAACTGGTTTCCAAGCATTTACTGTTTCTTCTACAGGTATTAATCTTATGGTTGGTAATGGTCATACAAATGACAGTGGAAGATATTACATATATTATGCTCATGCTTAATCCTTATAAATAACTAGAAAAGTAACCAAATACCATGTCTGATATTCGAGTAGACAATATTAAGAACGAAGCAGGGACAGGATCTCCAAGTTTTCCTTTCGGTGCGAATGTTACTGGTATCGTTTCTGCTACTTCATTTGTAGGTAATGTTACTGGTAATCTTACTGGTAATGCATCGGGATCATCTGCATCTTGTACTGGTAACGCAGCATCAGCAACAGTCGCAACAAATGCACAAGGATTAACGGGTAGTCCGAATATTTCTGTAGGAACGATAACTGCTACTGGTAACGTAAGTATTGGTGGAACATTAACATACGAAGATGTAACTAATATAGACTCTGTTGGTGTTATAACTGCTAGAAGTGGAGTAGATTTTGGTGGTATTCTCCGAGAGAAAGTAAAGGTAACTGCAGGAAAGTTAAGTGATAATACACAGATTAATTTAGATGATGGAATGGTTCATTTGTTTACTACTCAAGAAACAGCAACATCCACACCTAATATTACATCAAGCGTAGGAATTAACACAGTAATGGCAGTTGGTGATACAATGACATTAAGTGTTATCACAACTGCTGCTGCTGGTGCATATTCTGCAAACTGGACAGTCGATCATACTGCTGTAACTGAAGCATGGAATGGTGGTGCTGCTCCTGCTGCTGGTGGTTCTGCTGGAAAAGATTTCTATACACTTAATATCATCAAAACAGGAAATGCTGCATTTACTGTTCTTGGTAACGTTTCTAACTTCGCTTGAATCTAAATGAAAGACATAATACCCGCAAAGAAAGAGAGCCCAATTTTAGGATTGAGTGGTATGGGTGGTGGAGTTGGTAGTAATTTAGGTGGGAGTGCTGGTAGTGGAGAGTATATTGACAATATTTTCAGTACATATCTCTGGAGAGGTACGGGTAGTGCAATAACTGTAAATAATGGACTTGATTTGTCTGGTGAAGGGGGTATGGTTTGGGTAAAGAAAAGAGATGGAGGTTCAGATCACAATATTGTTGATACTGCAAGAGGTGTTTCCGCAGGGAGATTAAGAGCAAATAATGCTTCTACTGAAAGTGGTACGAATTATGTTGCTTCAATTACTTCAACAGGATTCGTAACAGGAACAGATAGTGATGTTACTAGTAGTGCAAACAAATTTGTCTCATACTCATTCCGCAAAGCACCTGGATTCTTTGATGTAATTACCTACACAGGAAATGGTGTTGCTGGTAGGACTGTAGATCATAATTTAGGTAGTGTTCCTGGAATGGTTATAATTAAGATTCGTGATAATATACAGCAAAATTGGGTTGTGTATCATAGGTCCCTTGGAAATACTGGAGCTCTTTTGTTTGATGATAATGGTGCTATAACTACATCATCATCATATTGGAATAATACTTCTCCTACTTCTACTAATTTTACGGTGGGTACTGATAATATGATGAATGGTACTGGTTATAATTACGTAGCTTATGTTTTTGCACATAATGATGAGACGTTGGGAGATAAGGGTAATACTGATGTCATACAGTGCGGGGGTTACACAGGTAACGGATCAACTAGCGGACCAGTGATTAATTTAGGATGGGAACCTCAATGGGTATTGATAAAACGTATAAATGCTGCTGAAGATTGGATTCTTGTTGATTCAATGCGTGGACTACCTACTGATGGTAATGACCCTGAAATACGAGTAAACTATACAGGTGCTGAACAACAAGTTGCAAGAAATTGGTTAGATGTGAGTCCGACAGGTTTTCAGCTAAAAAGTACCCCTCCCCATTCAAATGGAAATGGTGATACTTACATGTATTGTGCAATCCGAAGGCCCGATGGTAATGTAGGAAAACCAGTAGAGACAGCTACGTCAGTATTCGCTATGGATGATGGTAATGGTGTTAATACTACTCCTAACTTTGATAGTGGATTCCCTGTTGATTTTGCATTGTTAAGGCAACAATCTAGTACTTCTACTTGGTATACAGCAGCAAGACTTGTAGGTGGACAATATCAAGAAATTAATAACCACAATGCAGAATCAACAATTTCAACCTGGACATTTGATAGTAATTCTGGTTGGCAAAGTAATGGTAATGGTGGAGCATGGCAATCATGGATGTGGAAACGCCACGCTGGTTTTGATGTAACTAGTTACGTGGGAAATGGAAATGCAGGTCATGCAGTGCCACACTCAATGGGTGCTATTCCAGAAATGATTTGGGTGAAGAATAGAGACAGGACAGGTACGGATTGGATGGTCTACCACAAAGGATTAAATGGAGGAACTGACCCTTATAATAAAGCGATTCTGATTAATCATACTGATGGTGAAGTGAATAACAATAGTCATTACGGAGCCGCACCAACAGCAACAGATTTTACAGTTGGAACTAGTGGCAGCACTAATTATAATAATGATTATATGCAGGCTATACTCTTCGCCAGCGTTCCAGGTATCAGCAAGGTTGGATCATATACAGGTAGTGGAAATAATATAACAATAGATTTAGGATTTACTCCTAGATTTTTTCTATGTAAAGCAAGAGTTCAATCTCAAGCTACTTTTTGGGCGACATTTGATAGTGTAAGGGGTATTTCAAGTGGAACAACTCCTAGACTTTCTTTAAATACTACTGCTCCACAAGATAATGGTACATATGTGTCTACTACATCAACAGGGATAACTCTAAACAATGGTTATTATTATCAAAATGAATCTGGTTATGAATACATATATTATGCTCATGCTTGATTCTATAAATATATAAAAAAGTAGTAGAAGAGAAATGCCGTTAAGTAATGCCTCAAGACTAGCTGATTTTGGAACGGGTATTGGTACTGCTGGTGCTATTATCCAAGTTGATAATGCGAATCAAAGATTAGGAGTTGGAACCACTGCTCCTACTGCAACTTTGGGGGTTGCTGGTATTGTTAGTGCTACTGCTTTTTATGGAGATGGATCAAATCTTGATGGTGTTGCAAGTGCAGGTTTAGGAACAGCATTAAGTGAAGAAGAGTTTAATCCTTTAACAGTTATATACCAGACAAGTGATACTTTAAGTGTTGGTGCAACAATAACTGTAGATCCACCTGATGCAACATCAAAGGTAGCATATACACAGTATGCAGAGGTTAAATTAGAAGGTGATGCAGATTTAATTGTTGCTGATGGAGATGATTTTATACCAGATATTTTAGGTTTATCTACAGAAGGATTTAGTTTTAGTAATGCAAATGGTAATGGAATATTTGATACAGTATATACAGATAATATAGAGAATGCAGCAGGTAGAGGTGCTCCAAACTTCCCATTAGGAATTACTGTATCAGGTATTTCTACTTTAAGTGGTAACGTTTCTATCGGTGGAACTCTTACTTATGAAGATGTAACGAATGTTGATTCAGTTGGACTAATTACTGCAAGAAGTGGTATTGATATTACTGCTGGTGGTTTAGATGTTACTTCTGGACTAGTATCACTTGGAGATAATACAAATGCAGATTCTCAATTAACTATTACAAATTCACAAGGTGATTGTATTAGATTGAGAAGTAAGTCTGATAGTAATGCATTTAAGTATGGAATTATTAAGCAGGAACCATATAACAATAATTCTGTTGGTTTGCAGATTATAGGTGGTAAATCAGATTCTGGATATAGTGAAATTGCTATTGGTGGAGGAATTGATGGTGGTTATGCTGCAACACAAATAGATTTTTATACTGGTGCAACCACAACAACAACAACTGGAACAAGACGACTTCGCATAGGAAGTGCAGGTCAACTTGGTATTGGTGGTGCTAACTATGGAACATCAGGTCAAGTCTTAACCAGTGGTGGTGGTAGTGCTGCTCCTCAATGGGCAGATGCTGGTGGTGGTGCATGGGAAGTTGTTTCAACAACTTTATTATCAGGTTCTGTCACATATCTTGACTTTAATAACTGGAGTAATGCATATCAAAGATATCAGTTAGTTATGAACGATCTTTATTATAGTAATACTCTTTTCAAGGTTTATTTGAGAATTTATCAGGATTCTACTTCAGGTAATACTGGAACTCTTAAAACTGCAAGTCAATATGGTTACGGTTCTATGGATGGTCAAGAAGCTTGGGGTGGCATGTCTTCAGTGCCAAGACAAGGAACTTTTAGTAATTATGCTAAATTAGCGTATAATAGAGATATTACAGTGCTAGATTCGGCAGAGTATAATTTTGGTATGCGAACTACAACGCAGAGTAATAGTTATCCGTATTGGTATGGAACGATGAATAGAAATGCAAACGTTCATCTTGCTGATAACGGGATGTATAATACTGATAAAACCGAATTTATGACAGGTATTCGTTTATATTTCTTTGCTAGTGATGGAACTACTGCAATCAGTCCTAGTCAAGGAAGAATAACTCTTCTCCGAATGAAGTATAGTTAATCACCTAAATATCTAAAAAAGTAATAAACAATGTCACAGATACAAGTTGATAACATCTATAATAAAGAGGCAACGGGATCTCCTAATTTTCCATTAGGTGCAAATGTTACTGGTGTTGTTACTGCTACTACATTTAAGGGTGGTGCAGAGATTACGAGTGGAACGATTAGTGCAACAAGTGTTACTGCTGCAAGTGGAACATTTAATGGTCCTGTGACGATTGGTGGAACTTTAACATACGAAGATGTAACTAATATTGATTCAGTTGGTGTTATAACTGCAAGGAATGGTATTAAAGTAAATGCGGGTGGTATTGATATTGATGGTGGTGGTATTGATATAACTGGTAATATAGGTCTTGGTGGTGCTACTTATGGTGCAGCAGGTGAGGTATTAACTTCTGGTGGTAGTGGTGCTAATGCTACATGGACAGCAATTAGTGCTGCTCCAGAAATATCTTCTAATGCAGCAAGTGGTATTAGTGCTGGATCAGCAGTTTCTATAAACAGTAGTGGTCAAATTGCTGGAATTACTTCTTCAACTATTGGAAAAACTCCTAATTCTGATGGTTCAGGACTTTTTACAAGTAATTCAGAAACAGGAGATGGTAATACTACTATATCTAGTAATTCTGCTAGTAATAAGTATAGACATCTTGCATATGATCCAGACAATAATATTATGATAGCTCAGTTTAAAGCTAATAATAATGCTATAGTAATCAGAGCTTATAAACTTGCTAGTGACGGCACTTGGGCTACTTCATCTGGTGGTTATGAATTAAGCAACCAAGATTATACTTTTTCATCAATTTGTTATGCAGGACAAGGTAGATTTGTATCAGCATATCGGGATACCAGTGGTAATATGAGGTGCAGAGTTCTCACTGTTAATACAACCACATACGAAATAACAGTTGGAGGACAAGAATATGTAAGTGGTTCTGCTTTTACTATACAGAACGATACAAGTCAGAGATATCAGACTCGTTGTATTTGGCATCCACCAACTAATAAAATTATATTTGCATATTGTCAGAGTGGTCAGACATATTATCGTGCAACTTATGGTACGATGAATTATTCTAGTAATATCGTTGACACTTGGGGTTCTGATTATCTAATGTGGGGTTCAACTGAAACTTTCATAATAAACGATAGTCCTGCTTTCGCTTATGATCCTGATACACAGAAAATAATATTTTATGCTTTCTATAACGGAAGCACTGCATCAGTATCTGCTATAGCAATCACAATAAATGCTAGTAGCATAACTATGGGTACAAGATATGAGGTTCAGCAGGGTTCTGGTATGGCCTCTAATAATATGAGTGTGGGTTATGATACTCTACGTAATAAAGCTGTATTTTCTTGGAAAAATAACTCTAATAATTGGCACATGAGAATTGCTAATGTTGCCTCAAATGGTACTATGACTACTGTTGATGGAGATACCATTGTAACAGGTCAAAGTGCAGGTCATTGTCAATATGCTACTATGACATGTGTTGGTAATGGATTAGTTGCTTTTATATGGAGTGATAATCAGTTTGGTAACATGCATATGAAAATAGGTGAGATTCGATCTAATAATACAATGCACATTGGATCTTCACCTGAAGCTAAAGTTATAGCTAGTGGTACTTTTGAACCAAGAAGTGCTGTTTATAATAGTGCAGTAAAAAGAGTTACTGTATTTTATTATTATAGCGGTGGAGCACTTTCAAACTTACAAAGTGCTGCAGTTAGTACCGTAAATAGTAATTCTAATGGTTATGTGGGTATTGCGAATACTACAGTTACGAGTGGTCAATCTTTGGTTGTAAGAACATTTGGAGGCACAACTTCTACTTTAAGCGGTCTTTCAACAGGTTCTACTTATTATGTTCAATCAAATGGAACCTTTTCAACAACAGCAGATGCTGATGTCGCAGCTAATCCAAGTGTAGTAGGTGGAGTTGCCTTAAATGGAACTACTATGTTAGTTAAGAGTTAGTTTAGGACAAAATACTAACTGGCACACAAAATATTTCCCGTAGATAGAAATCGGTTATACTTTAGAGGTCGCACAAAATTATGTGAATTTGACCTCATCAGAAAAACTAGTGTTTATAGCATCCTTTGTATGGATGATGAATTGGGGTGTTCGTTTAACACAGTCTTTTCTAAATTATGCACTATCTTGAAACAACAGGATACAACTATAGTAAAGTAAGGTGTGAACGTATTGTAAAATGGTTCGTGAATGCTTACCTTCCTCGCTATAAAATCAGTATCAATGTAGATCATCTTGGATTATTAAGACAAGGTGTGTTTGGTTGGATGTGGGCATCTGATTGTGATTACAGACCTCGTGAATTTGAGATTGAGATCCATAATCGTATGACACCAGAGAACTACACCAAAACCCTCTTACACGAGCTGTGGCACGTTCATCAGCACGTTAAGGGTCTTCTTAAGGATAAGCACAATAAACGTCTCTGGAAGGGTATAGACCACTCCGAGACTGATTATAAAAATCAACCTTGGGAGAAGCAAGCGATCACAATGGAAGAGTATCTTTATACTCAATATTCCCACTATCTTACAAGATCTAATCTTTCTTTATAATGACAAAAACTGCAATTAAAACAGAGTTTCTTTGTGTTAAACCACGTTCAGAGTATGCACAAGAAATGTTTGAGAACTCTATGTATAAACTACACTCATGTAGAGTAGTATGGAGAAGAAACGGTGAAATTGGTCTTGAATCAATTACTAATCGTTTTGACTTTACAATCCGTGAATGTGGTGATGATGATTGGGATATTATTACATGATTAAATAGGTGTAGAAATGGATATTACAGCAATGTTTGCCGTTCTTATCGCTGGACTTATGGAATGCTCTGATATTCAGGGTATCATAGAGACTGTTCAGTCTGATAGGAATTTATCATCTGAAACTAAAACAGAATTAGTTGAAATACTACTTCAAGGAACCCCACAATGCGAATTAAATGACGGATCAGAAAATGCTTGATGAAACTAAGCAGGAAAAATGGGATCGTGGTAAGACTCTTATGCTGGAGTCTTTACATAAACCTGATGATAGATTGAGAGGATGTGCCCACAATCAAGAATGTTACCATGAATTGTTGGAGATAAGAGATCAAGTAATTGAAATGGTTAGAGATATGCCTAATCCACATACTCCACCATTATCATTTGGTAAGAAGAATAATCATGTAGAACCTACCATTGAAACACCAAATGGTGACATCAGTGAGACTCTCATGAGTGGTGCTTTAGGTGCATATTATATGTCAGAGAAGAGAGAGTATTAGGTATAAATTTTTGTTGCATTAAGTTGTCATTTCAAGACATTTATGTTATAAATAATAGTAGTCACCGAGAGGTACATTTAAGAGGTAACAATGCATTAAAGGTGTATATTATGAGTAAATTTATGGAGAAGATTAATGCACAATTTAATTTCATACAATCAACTAGCAGGAGAGGAAACCTTTGATCCCGATAATGATTTAATCGCAGACTATTACCAGTGTTTAATCGAATGTGATGATAGTCAATCAGTTTGTAAACGCATATGTAAGGAGGTTCTAGTATAATGTTAACACACTCACATCCACCTTAAATAGACCATAAAACATAAGAATTAATAACCCCGTTGACATTTTGTTGATGGGGTTTTATAATGTAATCAATTATGAGGAAAAAATGGAAGGCGAAGGTGATCTAGTAGCAGAACTCTTAACAATTACTGCTGAATTGGGTGGAAAGATGGAAAGACTTACTTGTTATAATCGTGATACAACATGGAAGAAGATTGAGATAATATATGGTAAAGAGGATTTATGATACATAACACAGATGCTATGGAAGACATGAACAATCCATTAAGTCCAGTTAAGATGGTGAGAGAAACTTACTCACGTTGGTTGCAGAAGAATATAACTGAAGTTCAGGTTCAGTTTAGGGATGAAGAACCTGCATGGATACCTTACACTACACTATTAGCAATGCAAGAAACAAATGAAAGATGAACTCCTAGAACTCATAAAGAAGTATGCTTACAAAAAGGGTGAATATACCCTCTCATCAGGTAAGAAAAGTGAACACTACGTTAATTGTAAACCTGTAACTTTAAGTGGTAGAGGTTTAACATTAGCTAGTCTACTAATGTTAAAGGAAGTGGATACAACTTATGTTGCTGGTCTTACATTAGGTGCTGATCCTCTAGTGAGTGGAGTTGCATTAGTTTCTGCTCTTGATAGTAGGATGGTTAATGCACTAATTGTAAGGAAAGAAGCAAAAGGACATGGGACACAAGCATGGATTGAAGGATTACTTCCACCAGAGAAAACAAAGGTAACTGTATTGGAAGATGTTATCACAACAGGTGGATCTGCTATCAAGGCAGTAGAGAAACTTCGTGATGCTGGATATGAGGTGGACACTGTGGTTTCTATAGTTGATAGACAAGAAGATGACGAGGCAAATGAGGCAATGAAATTGTCAGGATTACAACTCAAAAGTATCTTTTCTTTAGAGGACATTGCATCTATATAATAACAGTTTTGTATAGATTATTACAATGGCAACTATTACTTTACAATCTCCTGATGGATCAACTGAAACATTTGAATGTGATGAAGATACTACGATTTTAGATGCAGCAGAAGAAGCAGGTGTAGATCATCCATCATCATGTAGAGCAGGTGCATGTTCTTCATGTTGTATGAAGATCGTTGAAGGAGAAGTGAACCAAGAAGAGCAGACATTTTTAGATGATGATCAAATGGATGAAGGATTTGTTCTCACTTGTGTTGCTTATCCTACTTCAGAAGAGGTTACTCTACTATCAGAACAAGAGGATGAGTTATAAATAATCTGTTAGAGTACAATTACCTAGATTTATTTTGAAGGATAAGAAAGCAGCGAAGAAACTTATTAAACTTGCCAAAAAGCATCCAGACTGGTATACTGAAAAAGATGTTTACTATGCTAAACAAGTTAGAAAACAACTTAAACAAGAGAAGCAAGCACGAAAGGAGGGTGAACTGAATGATTAAAAAAGAATACACTGAAAAAGAGTATTGGGAAGGTAAAGTTCCTGATGAACTTTTTGGAGAGTATCTTAAGAAGTATGGTTATGAATATACTCCTACTGATTACAACAAAATCCCATCAAGGTATTAATTATGGCATTATCTGAACAAACACTAGATCATTTACTTGAAGCAGAAGGTAGTATTAGGTCGGCACTTAAATGTGCTGCGGTGAATGAAAAACCTTTAGTTATAACTCAAATATCTAAATTACTATATGATATTGAGAGTATGAAAGAGTTTGAGAAATTGCAAGATATTGTGGATACTGCTATGCAAGAACGTGACGAATGATTGCGTAACTCTAAAGACATTATAAAATTTATAGATAAGTCATATAACTATGTTATAATATCAACACACACCACCATAGAACTATGATTAATCTGGACGAAAGATACCATTCTTACTTAGATGGACGTAAGAAATTGAGAATAGATGGTGTTGAAGAAAGGGTTAAAGCATACGGTTGGCACTGTGATGGTAATGATATTAAGGGACATTATGTAACAACAGAGAATTTTCAGTTGTTTTATAACATGGAGGGACTATTCACAAATATGGTGGCACTCAACGAACTGGCACAAACTTCTAGGTGAATGGATACCTTTCTGGTATAATAGGAGTATAGACAAAAATTACAATGAAAATAGCACTTGCAGCATTGTTGGCATTAACTCCTGTTTCTGCTCTTGCTGATGATTATCAAGCAGGATTCTCTAATCAGAGAACTTGTCATAAGACAGAATATAGAGAAGAATATATTCCAGGAACAGAAGATAATCCTGGATATGTAAAGTCATGGAAGGATACTATTGAAGTTCCTTGTGAAGATGTTAATCCTGATATTGGTTGGAGAAGACAACCATCACCACCAGAAAGACCATACTATCGTAGACATGTAACTGTTTATGAGGATACTAATGATTGTAGTGATGGTAAGATTGCTGGTGGATTACTAGGTGGCGGTATTGGTGCTGCTGTATCAAGAGGAGATGGACGCTGGTGGGCAATTCCATTGGGTGCAGTAGTTGGTAGTCACATTGGTTGCGATCTTGCTGGAGGATAATACAAAAGGGGGACGGTTAAATTGCCATAGTAGTGTGAGAGATAAGTGGTTCTACTGCCCCGATTAAGTTTGGGGGTTCAGGTGTAAGCGATTCCCAGTAGGTAAATTTGGGCATATAGGTGAAACCTATGTTGATGCCCCACTCCCTCACAATAAACCAATGGAAGGGATACTACAGGGTAACGTCCAACAGACTTCGCACGTGCTGTGACCCACCTTCCACTTTTCTTTTTATGGTGAATTATTATGATGGTGCATCTCACCAAAAACGAGATAAAACATATAGTTTATCTCCTCGGTCATGGTGATGGTGAACAACCAGAACTTAATACTTCATGCTTAAATAAATTAAAACCTCTACTTGAGGTATGCACATGTAAGGAGGATTCCAATGATTGAAAAACACTTCATCAACAAAACAGATGAAATGCTAGAAAAGTTTATTGAAGAGTGTGAGCAAGAAGCAGCAAAATTGGAAGTTACGGTTGACTATTATATTGCAGAATTTCTTTAACTTATTGTTGACTTTTTATGCCCTATCAGTTATACTGGTAGGGTATTTTCATACATAGATTGTTACTACTAAATTAAAATGACTGAAGAAAAGCGTTATAAGATCCTAGAGTTAGTAACTACTGGGTATCATTTAATTTCTAATCGTGCATATAATCTCACTAAAGAAGAATGTGATGTTATGCTTAATGAGTTTGTAGAAAATGGTCAGAGTCCTAATGCTATTAAGGCAGTATTAGTTGATGATCCTAGATATAAGGATGAGATACCTTCTGAAACTGGTTACATTCCAATAGATTAAATAAACATCCTATGTATGAACCCAATGTTGACGATTATGTGGTCTGGGAAAGACCAAATGGCGATATAGAAGAAGGTTGGGTATATTTTAAGGGTGATCCAATAGATAACGAAAAACGTATTAAGGATGGATGGAAAGTTTTATCTAGGTATATTACTATAGAAACTGGTATTAGGGATAAACCCGACTGCATATATTCTAGTGGTAAACCAATGCGACATAAAAAGATTCATACATTATTATTATGTAATGAAGAATGTTGGCATCAATTAAGGTATGTTAAACATAGAAGAACCAGAGAGATACAACATTATTCACAGTATGATGATGTTAATCAAGATGAGAAGATAGCAGATAAAACTATTGGAATGTACAAATCACAAGATGGCAGAATACCAGATTATTAATGCAACAATATTATTATTCCTTTCCAGATGAATGTCCCTTTAGACTATTAATTATGACAGATTCAGAATTTAAACCCCTTATTGTAGAGGGTGAAGAAGTTGGTGAATACAATGACACCATATTTTCTTTTGATAAGTATCAAATGGCAACTGTAGAGTTGTGGACTTCTCCCAGAGAATTTGATGCATACCAATATGATTGGGATGCTTTTAAGGAATTCTACAAACCAGACAATGATGATGAACAGTATGCAGAGTGTGAAGATGAAGATTTCACACCAGGAATGAATGGTATTGATACTATTGATATTGAGAAATGGTTATTAGCATTTTGTGAGGATAAGGAGTGGATCAAGGATGAGTTTTATTTTATTGCACATTGGAGAAGATATGCAGTTTATAAGAAAGAAGTTTATGGTGATGATGGTGAATTTGAGTGGTGTTTAGAGGATATGGGTGCATCATCTCCTGACAGATATTACTATAAGGATGGTAAGATAGAAGAAGGATGGTCAACACCTATGGAGGATGATGAATAAAAGGGGGGACACCTAAATTGCCTTTATTGTATAATTACTTAATTAAAAATGAGACCAGCACAAATTCTTAAAGAAATCAATGAGTTGCGTGAATCATGGAGACGTAACAATTTTGTATTTACATCAGAGCAAAGAGCAGAGTTTGATCGATTAAAGGATCTTCGTAGAAAAAGAGTTAAGTATTTCCATGATAATGGATTGGTATGGAAAGCAGGAATGGTTAAAACAACACCTGTTAAAGCTAAAGATAGTGAAGAAGATTCCTAAATAACTAAAAACTATATCCAGATGAAGTCTTTTAAGCAGTTTGTTACTGAAGCAACCTATGATCCTGATATTCAGGGTAGGTCACAGATCAGCAAATCCCATGAAGGTGGGAGAATTGATCGTAAAAGAAAGCAAACTGATGCTGAAAAGAAAAGGGTGAAAGCAATCGGTGGAGGTAAAACTGCACCTGCTAAAACTTATAAAGATAAATCTGATATTGGTGTTCCTAATCGTAAAAGATCACCTGCTGGTAGGCAACAGCAACCTACTCAAGATAAGGGTGTTAAGTTATCAGCAAGAGAGCAACAACGTAAGGCAGCAAAAGAAAGAAGAGTAGCAAAATCTGGGGTTAAAACTAAAACAGCAGATGAATTACTAGCAAAGAAAGCAAAGAAAACTATTGATCCTAATTATAAACCAGTGAAAGCAAGTGGATTAACCACTAAAGAACGTAAGTCATTATATAAGAAGGGTGAAAGAGCATTGCGTGATATACGTCTAAAGAATCTAGGTAAGAAGTCAGAGAAGGAATTAAAGCACAAAGTAACATCTAAATGATCTAAACCTTTATTATGAGAGATTTGATTTTGTTTGGAGATTGTCTCCAAACATTGAAAGAATTTGATGAACCTGCGAGGATGTGTGTTACATCTCCTCCTTATTATGGTTTAAGAGATTATGGAGGGGAGGATTGTCAGATAGGACAAGAAGAATCTCCAGAAGAGTATATTCAAAAATTAGTATTAGTATTCCGAGAGGTGCGTAATAATCTAACAGATGATGGAACATTGTGGTTGAATATGGGAGACAGTTATTATAACTATAGACCTGGAAAAGGTCAAGCATTAGTTAAACAAACTGTTTCTAACAGTAAGCAAGATTTACCAGACAAATGTGCAAGACGAGGTAATAAATTAGATGGGTTAAAAGAAAAAGATTTAATTGGCATCCCTTGGATGTTAGCATTTGCATTAAGAGCAGATGGATGGTATTTAAGACAGGATATTATATGGCATAAACCTAATCCAATGCCTGAAAGTGTGAAGGATAGATGTACTAAATCACATGAATATATGTTCCTATTAAGTAAGAACAAGAAATACTATTATAATAATGATGCTATTAAGGAACCAGCAAAAGATTGGGGAACTAGAGATAGAACTAATGGCAAATATCATAATAAAGGAACAGGATTACAACCTCATTCTGGTCTTACTAAATCATATCCAACAAAGAATAAACGTAGTGTCTGGAGTATAACAAATAAACCATATAAGGGGGCACATTTCGCAGTATTTCCACCTGATTTAATTAAACCTTGCATACTTGCTGGTAGTGAAAAGAATGATATTATACTTGATCCTTTTATTGGATCAGGCACAACTGCAATGGTAGCAAAGGATTTGGGTAGGGATTATATTGGATGTGAGTTGCATGAGGATTATGGTAAACTAATACAAAATAGAATAAGTGATGCAAGAGGAACACTTGAACATTTTATATAAGGGGGGACGGTTAAATTGCCATTATGGTATAATGAGGTAAATCATGGCAGAAGTTCAGTCTCATGGGAATGATTTTGAGGATCTCATAATCACAGAACTCACTGGGAAGACTAAAAAAGAATATGATTCACTTAAAGGTAAGGATGGATACACTTCTGCTATGGATATAGTAAAGGGATTATATTATTATAAAGATGTTAGTATTAAAACTACTAATGGTAATAAAGTAGATTGTGGTGATATATTGAGAAGAATGAGTGAGAAGGAGTATGAGGTTATTGTTGGTCAGTATAGACAGAATGGTGGATATAAAGTAATACATACTCAATATACTTTTAAGATTACACCAGAAGATTATAATAAACTCTGGGGTAATATGAAGTATGAATTAGTAGAAGAATATGATACATTTATTAAATCAATTCCAGCAGGTAGAGAAGCACAACAATCAACTAAAGAAGAAAGAACAATAAGAAAGAATAATATTGCATGTAAAGATGCACTTATGGTTATACATCCAAAGGTAGATAGTAAGAAACAGAGAAGAGTTCAATGTTCATTTAAGATTGACGAAATGGTTGCTGCTGGTGTAGAATATACAAAGAAAGATGTTAATATAACAATCAAATCATCAGCAAGAAAGTTTAACAAATGAGAGCATTTTGTCCACCAAAGAATAGTCCAGATAAAGATATTGTAATGACTCCTGAGTATGTTGCTCAAGATATTATAAACCATTTTAATCCTACTGGTAGAATATTAGATCCTTCCAGAGGTGAAGGTGCATTTTATGATAATTATCCTACAGATAATAAAGATTGGTGTGAGTTAGGTGAAAATAAAGACTTTCTAACATATAGTGATAAAGTTGATTGGATAATTACTAATCCACCTTGGTCGTTAATGCAAAAGTTTCTTGAACATGGAATGAAGATTGCAGATAATATAGTATACTTAACCACTATCAATCATTACACTACAAAGAAAAGAATTAGAGATATGAGAGAGAATAACTTTGCAATTAAGGAGATATATTGTATAAAAACACCACCAAACCCTTGGCCTCAACTAGGGTTTCAACTTGCTGCTGTTCATACTAAACGTGATTATGATGGAGGAATAATAATGTCTTATTCTCCTATGTTAAAATAATATCAAAGGGGGACGGGTAAATTGCCTGTATGGTGACGCTATATGCGTCTGTGGCGTGTATGTTTTATTATTATGGATACAACTTAAAATGATACAGTTACGAGAGCATCAGTTACGAATAGTGGATAAAATGAATCGTTATCAGAAGGGTTGTGTTTACGTCCCGACTGGTGGTGGTAAAACTATTTGTATGATTAGTGATGCTATTTCACAATTTAGCAGACCTAATAAGACTATAGTTGTTGTATCTCCTAGAATACTATTAACACAACAATTATCAAGAGATTTCCTTGAATTGATACAATCAGTTCAAGTATTGCATGTTCATAGTGGAGAAACTCCTCATACTTCAACAACAAATAAGAGAGAGATCTTCAATTGGACTGTAAACAATTGGAACGAAAATAAGATTATATTTACAACATATCATTCACTACATAGAATACAAGAATCTGGTATTCCTGTAGATACAATATACTTTGACGAGGCACATAATAGTGTTCAGCAACATTTCCACCCTGCTACTAGATTTTTTGCAACTACAAATAATCGTAGGTGCTTCTTCTTTACTGCTACTCCTCGTATTAGCAATTCTGATGAAGAAGTAGGGATGAATAATGAGTATGTTTATGGTAAAGTATTAGAGCAAGTTCCTGCACCTGAATTAGTAAATAAGGGTTATATCTTACCACCTAAAGTTGTAGTTAAGCAACTAGAGATGATAAGAGATAGGAAGGCAAATTGTGATGATGATGCTGATAACATAATAAAGACAATTGATGAACAAAATGTTAACAAGATTCTAATCTGTGCTCGTAGAACATCACAGATTACAAATATGGTTAGTGATAGTAAATTAACAACTGAATTATATGCTCGTGGATATAATTGGATGTATATTACTGCAAAGACTGGTGCTGTAATCAATGGTATTAAAGTTAAACGTGATGAATTCTTTTCTACATTATCACAATGGGGTAAAGAATCTGATCGTAAGTTTATAGTTATGCACCATAGTATTCTATCAGAAGGTGTTAACGTATCAGGATTAGAAGCAGCATTGTTATTAAGAAACATGGATTTTATCACTATTAGTCAAACAATAGGTAGGGTAATCCGCAAAGGAGGTGAAAACAAACAGTTTGGTATAGTTTGTGTGCCTGTGTATGATAAAGTTGGTATTTCAACATCAAAGAGTGTGAACGCAGTTGTTGATACTATCTTTAATAGAGGTGAATGTAAGTAAGGGGGGACGCATAAATTGCCACAATAGTGAGAGACAGTTACAGGATTCAACTAGACTGACAAAGGCATCTAATGGGTGGGACATGCTTTCCTACAACAATCATTAAATGTAAGTCCTTATAGAAGCAGTCACATGACCGTTGAATTAAAAATACTTATCCTGTAATGTTTCTCCCACTAATTTACATTTATTGGACTGGTTTATGTCAACTTTATCTGAAAGAGTTCTCGATTGGACACAAACCTATTGTGAATCTTTAACAGAAAACTATAAACAACACAGCATAAGTATGCACCAGAACTTTACATCAGAGTGGTCAAAAGAGCAGTTAGATGCTATCAACAATGGCACTGCTAATCTTACTAACTTTGTTATAAAGAATGGTCGCAAGTATTACAAAATTATGCAACGTGAGTTTGATACATTTCAAGATCGCAATGAATGGCGAGAAGGAAGTGTTCATGCTTTCGTTAATAAGAATACTGGCGAAGTTTTCAAACCTGCATCATATAATGCACCAGCAAAGCACGTTAGATATGATTTAAGAGTCATAAATGATCGTGCTAAGTTACATGATCCCAGATATACTGGGTGGTCAGGTGGTTATCTCTATATGAGATAATCCCCTTTTTTATTATACACTAATGGAGGTAAGTTATGCTTAAAAATGTTAATCGTTACACAAGAGCAGGTAGATTTGGTAAGCAAATTACTTGCCCTAAGTGTAATCATACAGAGACAGTTTACCACTTTGCGTGGTCTGCTTGTGGATGTTTAGGGTGTAAGGAGTATATTAACAAGCAAGATTTCCTTGTGGAGGTATAAACAATGAAGTGGGAAGTAAAGTTATACATAGGCGGGACAATCTTTGAAGAGATTGTTATTGCTAGGAACATGACTGATGCTAGAAAAACAGCATTAGCACGTAATCCTACTGCTAGAGTTATATCTTGCACTGCAACATTTAAGTAACAACAAGGGGGGACGGTTAAATTGCCATAATAGTGAGGGAAGCAATTCCCACAGTTTATTTTCAGACTACATGGCAACTCGTAGACGCACTTCAGCAACTAAAACTGCTAAAACTGCAACTGCAAGTATTACCAAAAAAGCAACAACTCCGAGGGCAAATGTTAAGAAAGTTACAACAACTGCCCCTAAAAGTGTAAATAAAGTTACACCAACCGAGGCAATTAAAGTGACCGAAGTAACAAATACCCCTAAAGTTGAAGCAGTAAGTAATACTAAATCACTCCTAAATGACTATCCTCGTGATATCTTTGCTCTATTTCTTCTTCCTCTATTCTTATTAGAAGCAGGAACCAAAGAAATACTTAAGCAAACAGGAGTTCTCGCTTAATTATTACTCTGGGGGTCTAATACACCCCCTTTTTTATTACTTTTTTTCGATATTATGACCAAAAATACACATTTAGAACACCCAGAAGATGTTATTTTAACAGGAGATCTTTCTGTGTTAAGTTGGTTTAATTCTACAGATGTTTGGAATGGTGCTAACTTATCAGCGAAGATTGATGGTGCTCCAGCAATAGTTTGGGGCACTAATCCTGCGACTGGTAATTACTTTGTAGGCACTAAATCTGTCTTCAATAAAAAGTTAATTAAGATCAATGAATCCCATGAGGATATTGATAAGAATCACACTGGAAATGTCGCTACTATCTTACATGAATGTTTCGACTATTTACCACAAACTGATGGCATATTTCAAGGTGATTTTATAGGTTTTGGTGGTGCAGATTGCTACACTCCTAATACTATAACATATTATTTCCCTGAAATAGTAACACATAAGATTATAATTGCACCTCATACAGTATACACTGCGGAGGACGATTTACGCAATGCTATTGCACATCCTATGAATGATTTCTATTTCGATAATAGATACAGTCAAGATGTTCTATGGTTTCAACCTTATTCAACCATACAAGATAGCACAGAAGATATAAAGAATCGTTGCACATTTGCTAGACAAATTGCAACTTTATGTGAGTTCCCTAATGTTAAACAAATTGCTACAATTAAGAAGCAATTAAATTCATGTATCAGGAACGATATTGAGTTAGATGATATTACTTTAGAGGCACTTGCTAGTGATAACAAATGTGACCTAAATGTCCTACGTTTATGGAAATTAGTAGCATCAATTAAGACTGATTTGTTATTATTAATTAATACAGATCATGACGTAGAATGTTACATTGAAGAAGAAAGATGTGGGCACGAAGGTTATGTTTTATCGAATGAGTTTGGTACATTTAAGGTGGTTAATCGCTTGGGTTTTAGTAAAGCAAACTTCAACCTATCTAAAATGAGGTAAAAGGGGGACGGTTAAATTGCCATAGTAGTGAGGGCATACATCCAACTCTGGTAGTCACTCCCCTCACTTGTATTTTCACTTTTTTGATTATGTCATCTATTGCAAATGAAATGCTAATGGAAACATTATTTGAGGAAGCATTAGAGGAGATAGGTATAAACGAAGATTCACCATTTTTTGCTGATGCTTATAAAATAGCACAGTCAATGGCAATGAACAAGTTTCTATCTAACAACCCTTAATTCACTTCATTAAATCTTTTTATTATGTCAAATTCAACTCTTAAGTTAACATCAGATCAAACACAATTACTTCAGCAAATGTTTGGAGATCTTGCATCTTTAGACTACGATGATAAGTATAATGATGATTTTGGTTCTGATGTATTCAATCAGTTATGGGATAAGGTTACTAACTTGTAATTTTATCCCCTTTTTATTATACACTTAGTGAGGTAATTATGTCGCAAATTAGAGCATTTAATCAACTTGATTTGTTATCAGACTGTTTAGAAGATTTCTGCACTAAACATAACTTAGAGTTAATGAGTGCAGATGATATTTTATACGGTAGTTCTGATAATGAACTAACAAATTACCAGAAAGATTGGTTGAGAAACTATATCTTAGTCTGGGACACTATTGTAAACTTATGAGGACTAATCATGCTTGAAACATTTACAGAATTCGCTGATTATGTGTGGTCATTTTATGCACCTAACAGCGATCTTTACCCTATTAAAGGTTTAACCGTAACAGACGTATTTCAGGCAATATTTACATATAAGCAGAGATTGTTAAAGGTAAGTTATAATAATCCTGAATATGTTGCTGCTTATGGTAACAATTATACTTGGGGTTATGGTGATAGTTTAGATCGTGAAAGAGTAAGAGATATTATACTTGAGCAACCACAATTTTCATGGAGGTCTTATCAATGAAACTAACAAGTAATCCTTGTAAAGTATCAGCGAGTCCTAAAGATTTGAAGGACTGGATGATAGGAACTGAACCAGATTACTATGAAACAGAAGTAATTAATGGTGAAAAGTGTCATTTTGAGGTTAGATATTATCCTAACACTTCTTTTCCAGTTAAAACAAGAATATGGGAATTTCAACCACATTATGCGGGATTAAATGATAATCAGAGCAGAAGATTTGCATATAAAATAGGTTGGGATTGGAATCAACCACAATCTCAGAAGATTAAGTCAACGCAATTTGAGAGTATAAAAGATAACTTTGCAGCATGGATTGTAGGTGATAGATGTAAAGATCTTTCAAGATCTATCAATGCTGCATTATTTGTTTGGGCACGTAATCAGTTAGATAATATGATATTAGGTGACGTATTAGATAGAATTAGTAGTGCAAAAGACGAGTCATTGTTAATAGATATTATGCGTAAAAGTAATATTGAAGACGAGGTAATAAAGGTCTTTAGTTTTAACAATTTCCCATCATCTTCGTATGGTGATTTACATCCAACCCAGTTCTTTACTTACAATTAATCATGCAAACTATTGAAACAGACTTACAATTTTGCCTCGAAACTTTGGGGTTAGATGATAAGCAAACAGACGAAATCCTTAACTGTTGTGAGAATTTAGGTGCAATCCCTGTTGAATACTTTTGCGAGGAATTTATCTTTGGAAGTAGAGAAAACTCCGAAGAAATTGACCCTGAAGAAGTAAATAGACTGCACGATTCTGACTACTTAAGTATTGCCGAATTTAACAATTTACATTGGAGGTCACACTAATGTCAACGCAATCAGCACGAGAAAATGCAACTAATTCAGAGTTAGATGCAAAGAAGATAGTAACACATAGTGGACTAACTTCTGAACAGAAAGATGAACTAATTGAACAGTATGTTAACTTACTAATTGATAGTATGAGCATGAAAGATTTGATTTCTTATGTATCAGAAGACTTGACTAATTTCTGTGAGAAACTAACAGATAGTGAGTTAAAAGAGGAGATTAGTTTAACAATGGATGATGAGATATATGAGGAGTTAGTTGATAACATTACCGATACAGATCCTATTGTTTATGATACAAATAAAGGTAATTCTTTCCTTGACATTAACAACACTGGAGGCAAATTCTAATGAGACAACTATCACTAACTCAAGATCAATTCGAGGTCTTATATGATGCCATAGAGGAGGAAATCTACCAAATAAGAGATGCTTTAGAGGGCACAGATTTGACCTTAAATGATTACGAACTCTATGCAGTATGGAAAAAACTTCAAAAAATGAGAGGACAATCCTAATGGCAACTTATCAACAATGGTCACAAAGTTACTTCACTAACTTAACACCAGACCAGCACAATGCTAATAATAGATGGTTCAAATCTATTAGAGACAAACTAACAGATAGTGGCATATTATATGTGCCTATTCTTGATAAAGAATTTAACAAATCTGGAGAGGAAGTTAACACTAACTCCGACAAATCTGAAGATAAATTAGGAACACATAAATTGGAACCTATATCATATTATAATCATAAAGTTGATGTTGATAATATAGTTAAGGAGGCACAAAAATGAACTTTACCAAAGACGATTTAGAGGACATTCTTTATAGTTTGGAAGGATACATTCAGGGTAATGATGATGAAGAATTATGCGAAAGATTAGAGGACATTTGTTATAGAATAGATAGGAAATTGACAGATATGGATGATACTCCATCATCAGATTATGCAGAGAATGTTGATAGATTGGTTGACAATATGCAAACTACATAAATACATTAACTCTATATCTGGGGGTATTAAGTATGACTAACGCTACGCAGACTACGCCAATTGATTTAAAAGAATACCTAGAATATACATATCCAAAGCTAACAGATAGTGACATAAGTACTATCTCTAATGTATTAAGAAACGAATGGGATTACTCCCCCTCATTTATAGAAATAGAAGAGAAAGTTAGAGAAACTGCTACACTTGCAGACATACAATTGTATGACGAAGATGAAGGATATATACACGATTCCGAGGGTTGTTAATAAACTTCCCTTTTAATCGTCTTTCAATTATTATCAATTAATCGCTGCAAATCTCTCAGTTACGAGGTGCGAAGCGATTTTTTTATGCCCCATAAGTAACAATAACACAAAGGAATACACATAAGTTAGTAATAGTGACACTCTGAAGATTGTCTATTTCATATATACTCTGTTAGGGTTTTACGAAGTAGTAGTTAATAACTTTAAAGGGATAATAGCAAAGAGATGATAGACACAAGTTGGTCAAGTATCCGAGTATTGTTGATAATTATTCTGAGTATTTCATGGTTATGGATATTTAATACGAAAGGAACGGAATAAGATACAAAAGGGGGACGGTTAAATTGCCATTATAGTGTAAGCACTGATTCTTTTCTAAATGAGAAAACTTGAAAGGCAAATGAACTTCGCTATTTCCAACAAAGGAAACTGGTCAGGTTCAAATACTCAAGTTACTTATAATGAAAACACAAATTGCAGCAGTGTCTCACTACATGGTCATCACATTGCAACCTTCGACCATAATCTAAAAGCAGTTAAATTGTCTTCTGCTGGTTATGAAACAAGAACCACAAAATCAAGACTAAATGCTATTTTAGAGGAGGTAAAATACGGTTGTAAAGTATTTCAGAAAGACTTCAATTGGTTCGTTGGTTATCAAGATCAAATTGCAAGTTTCTGGGACGGAATGATACTATTAGATGCAGACTCTCTACAAATTGCATAACATTGTAAGCAAACTTCAGTTCCTTCATTATTACTTTTCTTCTTTATCATGCAAGCACTAACTAACAACGTTTACTCCGAAGTTCAGAAAGAATATTACAACGAAGTGCATCAATCTGACAGCATTTCTGTTTGGTATTCCCCCGAATATTACGAGTTCGATACAACTATCAGATCTGAAATCTGGTATTAAAAGTATTCTAAAGGGGTCGCAATCGCTTCCCCTATTTTATTATCCACCTTACACAATCCTTATTATGGAACTAACATCTAAAGACGGAAATATGGTTGTTGATTTCTATCCTATTAAGGACTTCAGTAATAATCTAATCAACAATCGTATGTTAAAAGTATTATCCTTTAGAGGAGATATGCAAAAGAAAATGATAATCAGTAAGGACGAATTCTATTATCAAGTAAGAGAGTATATTATGAAGTGTAAGTATTCAGTAACTAATGAAGATTACCCACCACAATATATTAACATACTAAAGACACTTGACGAACAAGTTATAACCAAGGAGGTGTAATCATGAATAATAATGATATTCAAATGCTCAAAGATTGTATCATGTTTGTATTAGATAATGACACAGATTTAGACACGGAAGATGTTAAGAACCTATGGAATCTTAACACAAAACTATTATTTAAGGAGGACAGTTCCAATGTATAAGAAAGGGGGACACCTAAATTGCCTCTATAGTGTAAGACATTCCAAGAGTTAATTTCATGTTTAATTCTAACAAATTTGGGAGAATCTTCTGGATTGATAACAACAATGATTTCAGAAGTTGCCCACAATATGTTGACGGAACGGGTGATTTTGACAATGCTGATTATGTTTCAGAGTGGGAAGATTGGGAGGGAGTTGATCACAACGAACTTTTCAAGATTCATAGAGCATGTGTAATTAACAAACAAGATTATGCAAGTTCATTATCACTCAACGATCAGTAATTCACTCAACAAAATAACACTCACAGGGGACAATCACACCCCCTTTTTTATTACCATGAACAAATTACAATGGACAATGTTAACAATAGGTGGTATAATTGTAGTATTAGGTTATAACTTTGGATTAGCAATTAGAGATAGTAAAGGTATAACAACTGTAGAGAAACCAATATATCAATCAATACCTGTAATCCCTTATTCTGAATAACAATGAACCACGACAATGATTACCATGATGATGTTAACTACGGGAACAGATTTCCTGAAGGTTGGTATTACATAAGTCCAGAAGATTCAAACAATGATAACAATTACTGTGAGGAGGTTAAGTAACAATGAACACAAATGAATTGCAGTCTTATTTTGCACAAAAAGCAACAGAAGATAGAAACGAAACTCAAGGATTAAGTTCACTGATTAATAAACAAGAACAGAAAGATAAGACCTATTGTTATAAACCTTATAGGACATTACACAACTATTAGTATAACAATTATGGCAATGTTTCTAGTCTTCAGTATCATTTTTATCAGTGTATTCTATGCTCTTTACTTATACATTCATTCCTTTAATCCTCATACGTAAGTAACATCATGCAATCAATGACTAAGTATGAATGGAATGAAGATTTTTATAGGGAGTTAGTAATAGATTACAACTACAGATTCCCTAAGTTTATGGAAATCAATTACCCTAATCATACGGAGGAAACTAACAATCAAGATGGACATTAAAGTATTAAAGAAGGTTGCTAATTATGTCTTCTACATTATACTCGGAAGACTGCTAATCCTTCTACTGTTTAACACTTAAGAACAGAGAGTTTTCCACAGTTTCTATTACTTTCTGTGGAAAACTATTAGAATAAGTGTTATTTTACCCTTATAAATAGCAAATTAAATGTATATGAGCGTTGTAAAGGTTTTCCACAATTTGTTACTATGAGGGAGGTAATCTGTGGAAAAGGTGTTA